GACGTCTCTACAACCAGTGAACCTGATTACCTTACGAGCTGAGTTATTTATATCTCCACCTGTGATGAGGTTAGTGAGATTTCTTATTGCGACAAGATCTTCCATGAAGAGTGATCTCTCTTCAAGTACAGTCTGTATCGTCTTAGGTCCTATCTTGTTTGGTTTCTTCTGCATCTTGGCAGACAATGTCATCTGGTCAAGAGCTATAAGATCATTCAATGAGACCTTCTGAAGTATTGCTTTCCATTTAGTTGATGCCAAAGAAGTGAAGCCAAGACTTCCAAGCACTATATAGTCGAACTGTGGAGTACTCAGGAACGTAGAGAGTTGCTCTATGAAGTTCTGACCATCTGCCTTGCCGAGAGCTTTTACTACTCTTTCTTCAGTCATTCCGTTTACAAGATCATTGAATCCTCTAAGTCCAAGCTTCTTAACACTCTCTTCAGCGAATCCCTTGAAACCAAGTTTAGCTATCATATCTGTTACTCTGGATACTGCTCTTCCAGGGCATGCGATATTCACGCACTTGGCATTCTTGTCTGAGAATACTAATGGAGTGCCACAACACGGACAGTTCCTTGGGAACTCTTCCAGTGGCATTGGGTTATACTGATTCTCTATCACATTAGCCTTTTCGATGTACACCATTACATCGTTTCTGAACTCTGCTTGTAAGATATCACCCTTACGAAGTCCAAGCTCATAGAAACGTTTCCATGAATGTCCAGAAGACTTAGTGTTGATTCCTCCGAAGAACTCTACTGGGTTGTAGTTGATCATCGGTGTGATAGTTCCGTCCTTACCAACAGTATAGTCATACCCGATGAACTGGGTAAGCTTCTTCATGGTGTTGAACTTAATTGCTATAGAGAACTGGTTTACTGAGTTCTTTCTACCAAGTGCAGCTCTTATCACAGGATCCACATAAGACACAACTATGCCATCATACTTGAATGGTATGTAGTCTCTCATTGCTTCTGCTTCCTGTACGAACTTATACACCTGATACAGAACGTTCTGATAGTTTCCATGTACAACGGCATAGCTCATATAGATACCGTTTGCATAGAACTTGTTCATGAACTCTATCTCCTCTATTCTACTCATCTTGCCAAGATTCATGATAGTGTCAGCTTTTGTTACACCATCATCCATACTCAGGCTAGTCTGAAGAGGAACAAGAGTTATATAGTGAGCATACTTACGAGCATCAGACCTACTAGTAAGACCGATAACTGCATTACGTGAGCTCACATATCTTATGCCATACTTCCTGTCGAGTTCCTGAAGAGCAAAGTTGTCTACGATAGCTTCAAACTTCATACCAAACTGCTCTATAGGACCGACCTTCTTGGCATATTCTTTGGCCTCCATGAATGGATAGCCCTGAAGTACTGAGGTAAGGTCTGTAGCCTTATCCATACCAGTATCTCCTCTAGTTCTAGCAGATATAACTTCATCGGTTACATCTGCCTCTACAGAAATTCCGTCATACTTAAGCTCGCATACAAGGGTTATGTCATTAGGATTGACTATACCCTCCTGGATGTGCTTAGCAAGGAAGTCTCTTTCGAAGATAACCACATTCGGATTATCCCAAGCTTGTCTCTCTATAGCTTCCTGATTGAGCGTAAACTTAGCTTTATCAAGAGTTCCGACAAGCTGCGGATAGTTGTGGCTAGTGTTGCGGATACGCTTAGACGCTTTAACGTCTTCTCCGCCAAAGTCTGCTCTTCTATACGTGTTGTTAGAATAGATATCATTCCTGAAGAGCATATCACTGTTATAGTCTATCACTTGGAAGAGCGGTACTGGTCTCTGCTGAGTTGTTTCTTTAACTATAGTCTCACCAGCAGGGGCAAAGTGTACTGGCTCTGCACCAACCTGATAGTTAGGATTGTATCCCTTATACATCTGAAGAAGGTTATCATAGACTCCATCTTCAAGTACAAGTATACTCCTGTCAGTATTGTTGTAGATGATGTTACTGATGTGCAGTATATCTCCTACTATTTCAACCTCATGCGGCTCTAGACTTCTCAGATTCAAGAACCTTACGACATGAGCATTGATGTTCCTGATTGTCTCAGGTGTGAGATCAGAGGTATCTCCCTGAAGAAGATGCTGAATGATCTGCTTATACATTACTTTTCACTCCTTTCCGATATCTGAAGAGGGTTGAGATCTTCATCTTCATCATCCCATTCCTCCTCTTCTTCATCTCTTGGACTTATAGTGATCTTCACGAAGCATATCAGTGCTGTGATAAAGATAGCGATTGCGAAACCGAAGATTCCTATAAGTACTACTCCATCTGTAGTTGGGGTTTCCATTGTATTGCCTCCTTTCCATAAGTTAGGTATGATGGCTTTCACCATCATACCCTTCTATATTATATGACTATAGTAAGCTTTACTCCACCCAAAGTGGCTTAAAGAGCAACTCCTGTTTCATCGGTTCAAATAACATCTTCTGAGACATCTGCTCGAACAGCATCTTCTGCGGCAACTGTTCAAAGAGCATCTTCTGTGGAAGAACCTCAAAGAGCATCTTCTGCGGCATTACTTCGAATACAGGCTTTTGAACTATTGGGATCTTCTTAAACTTGAGTCTAAGTCCCATAGCCTTCATGATAGCCTGAACCTTCTCTGCAGATCTGTTACGTGCATCCATATCAATATGAATGTCTACATGATACGGATCTCCGAGAAGCATATCCATAACACTCCTTCGTGCTCTAGGAGACAGAGACATCAGCATAGCGTTGATTACTACTGTCTCTGAACTACAGTGGAGGAAGATCATTGTCTCCATCTCGCCCCACTTAACTGGAGTCTTAGTGATAGCACATCTATACTCCTTAGATTCCTTACTCTTACTATTCTCATCCTTGATATTAGTCGAAGATGCAGAAGTAGCAGAGTGTTTCTCCTCAGCTTCCTGCTTGAGGATGTATACGAACTGTTCACCTACTGTAGATGGTTTACTAGACCATACGTCACGATAAGTTCCATCTGAGTTAGGGATAGAAACAAGAAGATGTTCCTGTTTAATATATGGGAACTCTTCATAGATCTTTCTAATCTTATCGAAGTCTACACATTCACTGATAGGAAGAAGAGAAGTATAGATTCCTCTAGGTCCTTCATTAGGGTGAAGCATTGACTCTATAAACAAGATAGCTTCCTGATCAGAAGCAAAGTTATCTATTGCAGTCTTAAGGAAGTCTGCGAGATCTGGTGAAAGCTCTCTATAGTAATGCTCAAGAATATCGAAAATCTCGACTGCATTAAGACAGTTTGAATCAATGAAGTTAAGAATTCCTCTACCGATACGATTGAGAGACAGCTCTGAGAGCTGAGCTATATTAAGTCTGTTTACACAAGTACTCTCGTCCCATATGATGTCGACAGGAGTACCATCTGGAAGTTTAGGCATTCTCTCATCAGGCCATATGTCTGCGATAACGCCCTTACCACCATTACGATTAGCAAGCTTATCACCTATAGATATAGTATGATCACAATACACAAGGAACTCTATGACCATGTTACTTGAGATCTTACCATCTTCAATGAACTGCTTACCTTCAAGCCTACCCTTACAGGTATAATACATCTCTTCAAGTTCATACGATATCTTGTAGTCCTTGTTGTTGATGTAGTTGGCCATCGCTTCGACAAACTGTCTAGCGAAACGGTTCTCTTCATCATTATATGCTTTAAGCTGACCCTCGAAGACGTTGTAGAGTTCTCCCTCTTCACATCCTGGGGCTATCTGCTTGTTAGAATACACCTTGATGTCTACGACTTTACCCTCCTTAGGAACTATAGTCTCATCAGAGATCGTTATGTTTCTAAGAGAGTCTCTAGATAAGGTGAATGCTGAGTTGTCTGAGTTGGCCTTTCTTATAGAGCAGAGTATACCATTCTTTGTCTCTTCTCCAAGATCAGGGAAAGCCTTATAGACAGTATCGTCTCCATACAAGTTAAGAAGCACATCGTTATCATTCAACTTAACGGTTATGGGCTTTAACTCTGGAGAACTAAGCTTCTTACGGAAACCTTCTCTGATGATTACTGGATCTTCAGTAGTCTGTGGAAGACTTCCATATGTAGCAAGTGCATTGACACCAGCCTTATAGTTGTCATACTCATCAAAGCTGGTGCTCTTCTTATATACTTTTCCCTTAGGAATGACATCTCCTTCATTAAGAGAGTCGATATAGTCATTGTTCCAAAGGAAACCGAATGTTTCGGTGTTATGCTGACAAACAGTACGAGTCACCATATTGAGCTCGTTACGTTCGTTCCTGATAATAAGATAGTACTCGTGATCTGGATACATAGAGTACCTACTTATCTTAGCTATTACTTCTTGTGAGTCTTCTGCTCTTATAAACGCAGAAGACATGTGTCCATATCTATTCTCGCTTCCAGTACCAACAAGAGGAACTTCTGATTCCTTAGGACACTTAGCTTGTTTCTTCTGGTTGGAATGCATTATCTTTCGTGATGATGAATTCAGAGACTCACATGGCTGGAGTCCTGAACGACCAAGCATTAGATCTATCTGATCCTGCCTGAATGTGGCATGTACCTCTGCAAATGCTTGATCAAACTTCGGGTTCTGTTCCATTTTCATGGTGTGATCCTCCTTTGAAGATACAGATTAGAGAGAGTGTGGGCTCTCTCCAATCCATAGTATATAACAACTCTCTAGTTTATGCTACGATATCTTCTTCTCTACTGTTGAGTCTCATGTAGAGCTCCTGAGTAATACCAGTAGCCTTGATGAACTCTTCATCAGTAGCACAATCCATTCTATGGAGCATATTGTGGAGAACCTTAGTACAAGTGTCGAGGAAGACATTCTTGAACTCTTCACTCTCAAAGAGCTTCTTCTTGAAGTTCTTCTGAGCGAACTTAACGTCCTGATATCCATCAATGTAGAGGTATGCACCTGCACCCTTGATGAAACCATTGTCGTTGAGCATGTTGTAGAGTGTGAGGATTACATCGAAGCCAATGTCCTGATTGAAGATCATATCTGTACTTGCGCCTGCACGGTTAGTACGAGACTTAACCATAGTGATTAGGACGTGGTTACCAGAGATACCAAGACCCTTATCTTCAGTAAGCTTGGTGTTGTCATCAAGTCTGAAGATATTGTTTGCGATGTAGAAAGGTGTTACACCACCAGGGCAGGTCTCATCCTGCTTGAGGTAGATGTTCTGACCCTTAGAATGGCTGAACGCATTGATCTCTATCTTCTGGGTGATATGGTTAACGATGAAGACGATGATGTTAGCTGCCTTACAGAGAGGAACTATTCTTCTCATTGTAGTAGCTATCATCTTAGCAGCTGCTGTAGTAGACATCTGACCACTAAGCTCTTCTTCCTGAGTCATCTTCTCAGGCATCAGCATAGCCAGTGAGTCCAGAATGTATACTGTTGGCTGCATCTTGAAGATACGGTTACCTCTACTGTCAAACTTGCCAGTATCATAGGTAAATTCATCTGCATTCTCTGTCTTCTTATCGTAGATGATCTTGATAGACTTATAGAAAGTCTCAGTGCTGATACCTGCATTACGAACGATCATCTTAGTATTAAGCTCCTCTGGAGTCATACCTGTAAGTATCTCGTCACGACGACGAGTGATACCGCCCTCGATACTATCCTCAAAGATAGCGCCCTTGTCGAAGCCTCTTATTATATTGCCTGCGGCTTGCTTGATGAATGTGGACTTACCACATCCTGAACGACCGATTACCATATTGATTGAGCCATCTACGATGCCTACGCTATCGTACTCAAACTCTATACCTCTGTTAGTGTCAGTCACTCTGATGATCTGACCATTGAGATAGTCAACGTTTGGGAAGCCAGTGCTATACTGAACGTCAAACACTGCCTCGGTTTTCATGCCATAGTCCTTGGAATCCTTAACGGCGTTCCTGAACATTTCTGTTAGTAACATAACTATTCCTCCTTGATTGGATCGATTATGAGCACTCTTAAGTACTCCTGTATTGAATAGTTTCGAGAACTATAAAGTCTTACAACGGGTAGAATTAGAGGGTGGAGCTAACCACCCTCATCATCTTTTTACTTGATTCCCTCTTCCGAGAACTCTGTAAGGTGCTTGCTAGTACCCATAGAGTGCTTAGGGTTTGAACGTGTCTTTCCGTCAGAAGTAAGAGGATTAGAACCCTTCTTTACCTCTTCATCAGCCACCTTGTTAGTTGTGTCCTGAACCTTCTCAGGTGCTGAGTGCTTTGACGTTCCGAGTCTGACACCCGACTTCCTCTTGTTTCGAGATAAGACTGCGCTAGCTTCATCGCTAGAAGCTGTTGCGAAGGCGTCAAGAAATGAGTCATCTCTCTCTACCTTCTTCTCGAGCTGAGCATTAGTCTCAAGCTTACCAAGAGTATCGAAGAAGTCATCCTCTGCAGCGTTCATCTGATTGGTAGACTTCTCGAACTTGTCGTACATATTCATCAGCTCAGCCTTAGGCATGTTGATACCTGAAGCAATGACTCTGATGAAGCTCTTCTGTTTAGGATTGTACTGTCTGTGGATGAAGAACTCCTGGAATCCGTTCCAGCAGAGCTTTTTCTTGATTACACTGAACTCAGTATCGAGAACCTCTATAGTACCCTCAGGTATGTTCATGTAGATACCTACCTTAGTAGCAGAAGGCTCGAAGTCGAGTGAAGTAGTATTGTCGATCATGTCACCTACAAGCTTGTTGAACTGGTCAGCATTCTTGATACGGTCTGATACTTCTACTTCTCCAGCGAAGATTATACCAGGATTGGTGATAATCTTGTAGTGATCAGTATCATCGATGTTCTGCTCGCAGTCTATAAGACCCTGAGCTCCGATGATAGAAAGTGTCTTGGAGATGTCCTCGTTAGCAAGCTTCTCGGCAACGAAGATATTGCCATTAGCTTCATTGAGGAAACGTCTGTTTGATACAGTGATGATTCCGCAGTTAGCACCCTTAAGGTCTCTGAAGTAGTTGATGGTGTTCTGGAGACCTCTTACATCAGATTCAAAGCCTGTAATCAGTGTGATGATAACAGGAAGCTGCATAGAATTACTGATATACTGAGCAAGTACTACAGAAGAACCACTACCAGAAGCACCCTCTGAAGTGGTGATGATGTTTACATAGTCTGTATCTTCGGGGATGAGTTCCTCGAGATAGTTTGGATTAACCTTGATAAAGTCGTTCATCAACGCACGCGCTGCGTCTCTTACCTTACCACAACCTGCGTCAGGATCGTCTGAGATGATGATAGCAGTGGGTCTGTACTCGGAAGGGACATCTTTGATCGTAGAGTTAACTACGACACATCTGCTCTTATCGAGTACGTCATTGTCGATGGCAGTGATCATTGCCTTAGTAGCGCCCTGACCACAACCGAATGTGAATGATCTAAGCATGGGATCGATCCTCCTTTGGGATATTATTCCTTGTCCTTGTTCTCAGACTCTTTCTTCTCTGCTTCAGCAGCTTTAGAGTCCTGTTCATTGAGTGGAGTGAAGCCGAGCTTAGCTCCTACATAGCCCTGCTCATTGAGTACTCCGTAGTTCTTATCGTCCATAATAGCACCTCCTTCGGTACAATAGTGATTACTGTATGGTTTGCAGATTGCTCTGATAAAACATAGCTGAGTTACATACTATTAAGGTGTATATACAACGGCCACTTGCACCACTCCTTTGGCTGATGTGTATAGATCTTATATGAAAGGAGGAGTATACATATGCTCATGAATCTTATGGACGACCTTATCTTTTACGATGAAGATGATCTCATCAAACAAGAGTTCTCTAAGGAAATTTGGGAACTCACTGAAGAGATTCAGAATCAAAAGAACAAGCTGACAGATTCTTTGGAACCAAGTGTGATACCGAAGGATACTCAGGCTATACTGAAAGTTATAAACTGGACAAGAGCAGAAGCGATTAAGAATCTTATCTGGAACCCATATCAGTACGAACCAGTAACTACAATGAGTAATGGTGATCTACTTTATAAAGGTAAGTATAGGATAAGAATCTCATTCTGCCCTCTACCAAACAGAGCAGAAAGAATCAAACAGTTCAAGGATGGAGACCTATTTGGTGACATTCTTGTTACTGATATGGTACGTTTTGAGTTCTATACGGCAAAAGTACCAAAGAATGCAAAGAGAGATCTTCCTATATGGAAGTGCATTACACCTCTTTGTATAAGTCATATTGATAACAGCACCAACGGTACGTGGAGCTGTTTTATGTATGATGAAACAGGAGCTAAGGCTTACGAGTCACTCAGAAACAACGTAGTAGCTGTATTGGAATCACCAGATGTGATAGACTTTGCTATCACGTCAATGATACTGAATATTGTAGATACGGGTTTCAAACTTTCATCAGACGGTAAGGACTACAACATAGGTGTTACTTTTACCAAATGTAGTTTGTCTGTTAAAGAAGACGGCTCAATCGAATGCGTCAAGACTAAGAAGAATGACTCCAATGTAGAGTCTGAATAACGAAAGGATGTATAAACCATGAACAAAGAATACATGAGAGAAACCATAACCTTTACTGCAAAAGACAAAGATGGTAACAAAGTTGAGAGTACTCCGCATCTCTTTATGGAAGCACTCTCTAAAGCAACAGGAACCACTATCTCAGAAATAAAGACCAAGATTTCAAAATCTTCTTCAAGGTTCAAGAACATGCTGGCAAGGGTTCTTAACGAAGAACGCCTCCCTACAGGAGGAGAACTGATGTCCTTAACAACGATACTTGGCACTAAAAAGGACAAAGTTGAAAAGGCTTTCGCTGCAATAGTGAAAGCAGGCACAATCAGTTCTAATGGCACTAAAGCGTCTGAAGTAAACACACTCAATCTTCAGTTCACATGGCCTAAGAACTGGGGAGAGAATGTAAAAGAGATCGGAGAAGCATTATGTGAGATCTTTAGAAGCGGAGATTTCAAAAACGATTCCTTATTCTGTAACTACACAGGATCTAATGATACGGTCACTGTAGCAGCAGACTCTGGTAAGTTTGAATCTGCTCAGTCATTTGGAAAACTCATCGAGGCTTTAAGGACTGTAATTAATTACATATACATTAACAGTCCATTCGATGCTTCAGTAAACGAACTTGATGAGCCTATGTATAAGCTCGTTGATGATGCTGTTTACAGCACGCTGCACGAGGTGGCTGTAAATGGAGTGGAAGAAGGAGTTGATCTTGCTCCGCTTCAGAAGTATCTCTACCAGAAGGGAGTAGTAAATCTTCCTAATGTGAACGATGACAAGGTTGATTCTGATAACCAGGGTAAGAAGTATGAAAAGGCAAAGACCGCTATGATGGAAAAGGTTAAGGCTTTCAACGATTCTTTCAAACCTTTCGATTCAGAACCTATACACACTAACCGTCCATATGTAATGATCAATGCTAGCAATGTCGGCAATTCTGTAATCAGGACAATAGCAGAGTCATTCAATGGAAACGTTGATATCTGTATCGAAGCTATCGATGTCGGCAATATCGAAATAAGTGAATAACACAATCATGAAACCGTGGCTAACAACCACGGTTTCTTTTTAGAAAGGAGAGTTCTTATGAACAAAATTAAAGATCAGATACTTAAGTATCTGGAAGCGAAGTATGGTACAAAAGCAACCTCATATGATACCGAAATGGATCATATAAGGATAATGATTAACCAGAGACAGGCTGATGACATTCCCAAAGACTTGATGCAGGTTAATGAACTTGCCAGCATTGTATCACTGTTCGATCAGTGTGGTAAGGAGAATATGATATCATACTCCCGTTCTGGCAATGAACAGGCTAAGCAGATTGTAGAATCATACTACAAGTTTCTTAATGCTCTTAATATGGAAGATGATACGACTACCACTTCAGAAGTAGCAGAAGAGAAGAAGGCTATGATAGAGCTTCATAATAAGCGTTATGGTACTTCTTATATCTACTTCTGTGAAGTAGCTGGAAGTCTTAAGAGAATTGTAGACGAAAGAAAGTTCCCTGATGTATATAAGGGAGATACAGACCTTGCAGGTGATCTTCTTAGATTAGTCGACGACATTGAGCTTATTGAATCACTTGGCAAGAGCGGAATCATAAGTCATATTCGTCATACCTCTTCTCCAATCCATGAACAGACAGTAACACTCATGAATGAATGGGTTGAGCTGAGGAAGAAGTATTTGGGGATGGAGGTAAAGGGAAATGATTAAGGTAAGAAAACTTGTTAAGACATTTGCACGTATCCGTTACGATGCTGCAGACAGCATGTTCGATAACTTCGAGTATGACGGAACTACACTCGATAAGCACTGGAAGAATCAGTGTGCTAAGGACAAAATCTACTATACTATAGCAAGCCACTACCTTGGCACTATAGGTAGCTTAGATGCAGACGCATCAATCACTTATGAAGATGCACTTGCACCTCTGCTTGACATGCAGATAGATGGTATTAAGAGACTCAGACTTCCAGAAGACTTCAATATGGAGTATAATCAGAACGACTACAATGCATGCAAGGATCTTACAAGCATGATTAAGAATGTATACGATGACCTCTACAAAGCCATTAAGGTGCTTGACAATCAGAATGGCGGTACTAAGAGTTCGTAAAAGTGGGTGACTTCGAATGTATATAATCATAGTGAGTCAAGGTAATAGATCAGTAAAGTGCTGACGTTCTTGGCTTGCCACTGCTCAATGACTATGATCCCGAGAGGAAAGGCGGGATTGGAGTAAGTGGGAACTATGAAAGGCAGGTACTTATGGCTACTACAAAAGTTAGAGCTAATTTTAGAGGTTTAAGCGAACTCTTCAACGCAAAAAGAGATGAGATTATAATGGGTCTCGCTCACGAATATGTGTACGGAGACAGTGTAATCATAAACACACTAGTCAAAGTACTCCATGATCCACGCAATCCGTCAAACATAGATTATATACACCATTGGATCGATCATGGATATCCGTTCACTAAGAACGAGATCATAAGTGATGTATTTCCTCTCTTTGTTATGTCTTGTATTCAAGACAGTCCGATAAATGCAGAGAAATATGCTCGGATGATACTCGAAGCAGACATAGCAGAACTTGCAGACTTTGCAGCTTTCACTCAGTCTGTAAGACTCGGAGAACTTACAGTTCTACATGGAGACGATCCAAGGATTTCAGTTTTCTAAGCAAACAACCCCACCCCTTCGCGGGGTGGGGCATTCTCTTACTTCTCGATTCTTTTCTTTTTCATCGACAGAGTGTATGGAGTCATGTAGTCCTCTTCCAACAGGTTTGTCATGATGAAGCTTCCTATCAAGAAGACGTCTGTTGTAGTTCTAGCTACCTGAGCAGTCTTAGGACTCTCTAAGTCCTTTAATGATACCTGACCAGTAGTATTGATCATTGTGTACATCTTGTTCTTAGCTTCCATATCATCAGCCTTAGCTCTAGTAACCTCTTTGATTGTACTATCGAGTCCCTGAAGTACAAGACTCTCCAGCTCTCTATCACTCTCGATACCCTTACTGTTACCAACGATCTGACCAGTCTTAGGGTTACGAGTGTCGATGTTTGTGTTATAGCCACTCTTCTTAGTAGCAAACTGTTTGAGCTTAGGAATGTTAAGATAGCATATGAAAGCTTCATACTCTCCTCCTACAGGAACACCATCTTTGTTCTCGTAGAGTTGAGGGTTCTTTACCTTCTCCATCAGTGGTACGTTGATAGCTTTGAGAGCATTGAGACACTTCTCTGGTGTAAGTTCCCTTTCGAAGGCTGAAGTCTGCCATCTGAAGGGAAGACGTCTCTTACAGAAGTTAAGGAACTGTTCATCACTCATGTTAGCGAATAGCTGTTTATAGAAATCTGAATTAGCATGAGATGGATCTGCAGCGTCAAAGGCTTTGTAGATAAGCATCTCGGCTTTCTTACGATTAGCGTTCATAGTCTATGATCCTCCTTCGATCTAGTGTATTATAGGATTGTTAAAGTAAGAAGATTCGACTATATATTCTTGTAGTGTAAGTGGTTGTAGGGCATAAGCCCAACCCATTTTACGCATCGTGGGTTCTTTTTTGTCGGAAACATCACTATAATCATACATAAGGAGGTGCAACAATGGCTAACAATCAGATCACTAAAGTTATAGACGCTAAGATCTATCCCTTGGTTAAGAACACACTATCCAAATCGCTTACTAAGTTTAAGTCTCTGATGTCGAACTTTATGTCTACTCGATCTAAGGGACTATATGATACTTTCCCTGCTACTCGTATGCTCTATGGACAACAAGATGCTGATATGTTATGTTCTGCTCTTGGAGTTAAGGCTAACGAGATACAAGGATTCATCAACGAAACCTACTACGGAAAGATAGCCAACTTCAATCCTAGAGCTGCTAAGGATCCTGTTACAGTGCTTTGTATGTGCATGATCAAGTACTTCTACTCTAAGAGAGATCAGAAGAATCTTGAGCTTGCTATGATCTATACTTGCTTCACAGGTAAGTTCTACCCCTCTATACACTATGCACAGTACCCTAAGGCTGTTCCTGCAGACTACAGATTCGTATGTGACTATGTGGTGAACAATGAACTCTCTGACAAGTTCCTTCTGAAGACAGAAGGAAACGTTATTGGTGTTATGCGAAACACTACTCAGACATGGATCGACACCTATAAGGATAGATTCACTGGAGTGACTGATGACGAAGACTATGTCTATATCATACAACAACTCCACGTTCGTATCAAATCCTTCATCAAGAACACTGCCGAAGTGTACTACAAGTGCTACAATGACAAGGACTATCTCACATATGAGTCTGACGATATGAGTCAAGATAACTTCCGTCTCACTCAGAATGACTCTACTAAGATAGACACTGCTGTCAATAGAACACTTACCTACATCACTTCCCATGATGTAGACTACCGTCTATGTAAGATGTGTAGTGATGAGAACGTTAAGACTGATGAAATACGTTCTATCATTGAGAGTATCGTAAAGAACACTGATAACCTCGATCTGATGAGAGAACTTCTCTACCTCATGGTATCTACATACTTCCAGAGTAGTAGTACTAAGGATGTAAGAGACATCGACTTCATTACATTCTCTATCAAGGCTAAGCCAAACACTAAGAACAAAGACATTCTTCGTCAAGGAGAAGTAGTAGAAGAGCTGCTTATGAGTAACTCTACTGCATACTCTAGACGTAAGAGCCGTAAGGCTACACAACTCTCGTACAACAGAGCAATTCTTACATACTTCGCTCTGATCATAAACTCTGCAAACAAGTGAGGTGAACTCTAGTGGGTATATATTCAATACAACCAAGAGACGAAGTACTTAACGAAGTATACTTCGGAGAGACTCCTGGTATCATGAGATGCTTTGAAGCTTTCTCTACATGGAGAAGTAAGTATCTTATGGACAGAAAGCTCTATATGATGAACAGTGCTGCTGAACGTGACCCTATGTTGGGTAAGTTCGTAGCAGAGATAGAGAGGGAGTTCGGTCTTTACTCTTACTCATTCATCATAGTCAATGGAGATATGGTGAATGCTTTCACTTTCCCAACCTTCTTCAACTTCAACAGCTCACTTAAGGGTACTCAGAGAGTAGAATTTGGTAAGGACGGCTATAAGTTCAAGAAAGAGTGTCAAGTATCTATGCTGACCTGTATGTTTGCAGGTATGTTCTTCAGTACAGAGTTCAGTAATAGAGAGGCTTTCGCTATCATACTCCATGAGATAGGTCATAACTTCCAAGACGTTATCTCTGACAGGATGCATACTATAGGACAAGTAGCTAAGTTGAACAGACTTGTGCTTGCTGGAATAGATTTATCTCTAGGCAACTATGAGCCTTTGATGTATCCGCTGTTCAATGACAAGATGATGGGTGCTGTATCTAAGTCATACAATGAGATGAACATAGGACAGAAGAATAGCCTCATATCTACAGCTAACACTCTGTATGGTATCTACTCTAACACTCTTAATCTTGGTCTTGATATACTATGCATCTTCTTACCACCTATCAATATAGGTAAGAGAGCTCTGAAGAGGTTGAAGAGAGAATTCATCAAACTCATAACAGCTCCATTTGAGAAGAGACATTCATACTATGGAGAGATCATGGCAGACAAGTTTGCTTCATACTATGGATTTGGTAAAGATCTTGTTACTGGATTGTCTAAGTTTGAGGATCCTAGAACTGACTCTGGTTTGAGAGGATACGTTATGAGGATTCCGATATACTCTCACATCCAGACTATATCTTCATTACCTCTTCAGTGGATCTCAGAAGTGTTCAATGAACATCCAGCAACTCAAGTGCGTTACAAGAACATTCTTGATGGTCTTAACGAAGACCTTAATCAACCTGGTATATCTCCTAAGCTCAAGAAACAGTTGAAGGGAGATATCAAGGAGACTGAGGATACTATAGAAGAGATTCTTGAGAATGGTAAGAAGATCGAGAACCCTGCAATAGTACAGAACTTCATACATTCATTCCTGTATCATGCTTGTGGAGGAGATCCAAAATATCTCATCAGAAGCAAAGAGTTCGATACAGAGAAGGATGTTCAGCAGACCTACATTAAGAACACCAAGATCAAGTGAACCTTATAATAAATTATTGAAAGGAGGAACACGTTATGCCTAACGTATTCTTAGAAGATGACGACGAGCTCAAGAAGAAGAAAGACGACGAAGATGAAGAGCTCGACGATGAAAAGGACGAAGACGAGAAGGATGATGACGACGATGATTCTTCTAGCGATGGAAATGACTACCTTGATGATCTTGATTCCGAGGAAGAGGATGATGATTCTTCTTCTGATAGTGATAGTGATATTGAAGGTAATGACTACCTTGGCGACGAAGAAGATTCGGATTCGTCGGAGGATGACTCCGATTGGAGCGATTCCGATGATGATTATAGTTCTAATGATTATCTCGGAGACGATGAGTCTTCATCAGATTCAGGAGAGTGCTGTGCACAGGAGTCTGGACTCCTCGCTAAAGTTGCATACGCAGTCGTCGTTGCAACAAACAACTTCGAGCATGTACACCTCATGTGTGCTGGTAAGAAGTTCGATACTATACACTCAATGACAGACAATCTTGTCGGTAAGTTATGGTACATCACTGATACAGTAGCAGAGCTTGCTCTTGAGGATGAAGCTTGTGAGCTTGATAACTTCTGCAATGCTGCTAAGTATGTTCCTGAGATGGGTGTAGAGACTGAGAAGACATATGACTATGAGACAGCTTGTACTGCAGTCAGTGAGACTCTCAGAAAGCTCATCGATATAACCAAGGAAGCAAGAGATGCTTCAGACAAGTCTCACGTTCAGAGCAAACTCGATGAGTGGCTTGCTACCTTCAACAAGGAATACAACTTCCTGATGAAGAGACGTATGAAGAACGTAGATGAGTCTGCAGTAGTAACTAACGACTATATCTAAGCGACAAAAAGAATGCCCACTGGGGAACACCCAGTGGGCCAAATCATAGGGTTTAGTATTAGATTGCCAAATAGAAATGATTGCATACACATTGCTAGAAGTTATTGTAATGAAGGGAAGAATACGATTGGGAGCGTATTCTTTGGTGGTTTCCTACTTAACCCAGTAGGCGGGAGCTAGTATGTTATATAGAGCTAGGATATTATACGAAATGATAACGCCATAGTTATTATGACAGGCTAGTCCATGTAAGATGAGACTGACGCGCGTACTGCTCTCATATACACAAATCTCCCAAAACGTTGTCCTACCTGGACTGGGTACAGTGTTGCTTGTCAGTTGGTCATCATATACACTTGATTGAATGGAAAAGATTGTATGTGAAGAGTAATCTCAGATGAGATTACTTCTTCTTCTTGTCTGATACCCAATCAGGGCAAGGTGACTTAACCTTGAGTCCTTCATGAGCAGGTACGATAGACTCAGCGTTCTCGTAGCGGATAGAACCATCCTGGTTAACGCCGACCTTCTTGGGATATCTCTTAGTTGTCATCTCAACGTCCTTGAGCTGAATAGAGATATTGCTCTTCTCTGTACCGCCGAGGTTTACACTTCTTCCTGTTCTGAGAGCTGTGTTCATGAAGTCCTTAGAGAGCTTTACCATTGTCTCAGCGTCGCTCTTCTTAGCCTCATACTTGTTAACGAGTGTCTCAGCCTCAGCCTTAGGCATTTTTGTTGTTGCTGATACGATACCTGCTACCATTCCTCTGAATTCTGTTGCAGGACAATGCTGTGTAACACCGCTGTTTGAGTACTCAGTATACTTGAAGCTTGTGTCGTTGAGCATTGCTTTCATTACTCTTACTTCATCTCTTGTAGAAGCACTCTTCTGTGTGAGATGAGTCTTGATGTCGTTGACGAGAGCTGTAACTCCCATCTCTTCTGTGTTGGCTGTAGCATTCTTGTTAGTTGCCATAGTCTTTGTCCTCCTGTTTGGTTGTAGTTTGATCGAACCTATCTCTAGGATCGATTCTTATAAATGGGTTGACTGGTTTACTTTTACCATTAGTCCTAAGGAACTCATTGATCTCGCTTGGTGTCATTGAAGCAAGATGCTCTAAGAAGCTTCCTCTTTCGTAATGGCTCTTTATTGGCTTACTCAAGCCACCAACTCCTTTCTAGAGGAGATTACTATTATGTTCTGCTTGTGTAAAAGTGTATTCTGTAATCCTCCCAAACGGGTTCGTTTATAGATATTACTATAGAAACCCTTCTGAATGGTTCTTCTCAAACATCTTAGTAACAATATCACTCAAAGGAGGTAAACCCTATGAACAAAGATGTATGTGTTGGTATGATTATCAACGAGTCAGTCACTGAATCAGATTCTGTAGTCATCTCACAGGAAGGTGGCAGAGTATATGCTACTGGTATACTGCAGGACCTTGAGATAGAGAACAGAAATGGTCGTATCTACGAAACTAAGGAAATGGATCCTGAGCTGAACGGTGAGCGTCTTCAGGAACTCATTAAGGCAGGATACCTTAGAGGTCATGCAGGACATCCTTCTAGCAATGAACTCTCTATACAGAGTGTAATCGATCCTAAGCTTGTCTGCGTACAGTTCGACAAGGTATGGAGAGATGGTAAGGATATCCATGGTAACTTCCATGGAACTAACAATGAACTTGGTGCTATGTTTAACCAGGATCTCATTGATGGATGCAAGCCTGCATTCTCACTCAGAGCATTGGGTAGTGTAGATCGCTCTAAGGATGGTAGATGTCACGTAAGAAACATCAGAATCATCACTTGGGACCACGTTATCTTCCCGTCTCATAAGAGAGCTTATACAAGTCATCTCATCGATCCTAAGGATAAGAACAAGACTATCAATGAGTCTGCTATAGTAGGTATAAACGGAAAGCCTCTCGTAGACAATGAACTTCACAGAAAGGCTATGATCACAGAAGCTGCTGCTACTGATGGTATACTCACTCCTATCATGAACCAGCAGGTATGTGATTTCATCAAAGAAGAGTCTGCTAACGTTAAGTTCATCGTTGATACATTCGAGACTCTGTATGAGTCTGCTATCATCGTTGATGGCGGTAAGAGAGTTGCTCTTGCAACTAAAGACGGTAAGAAGGTTATCGTTAACCTTGAGCAGTATGTACAGAACGCTATCATGGACTGGTGCAGTAAGTAAGAGATACTCCGAGATCCCTAGTGGATCTCGGAATCTTCGTCTCCATTATATACTATAGATATGTATAGAGTCACTCAACTCTGTACATCACTATGGGTCTTAGACCTAATCTATATGAAAGGAGACAAAGCTATGAGTATATTTGCTCAAGTATCATCCACACCAGAATCAGTGTGTGAAGAGATCTATCAGGAAAAGTTCACGGAGGATTATTATGTGAACTTGTTCCTAGATAAACTAGTAGAAACAGCTAAAAGATACATTGTACAGGCTGCAAGTACAATGAGTATCGATACGTACATAAGAGTATTGATACGTGGTATGATTTACAAAGAATCAAAGAGGTCTATATCATTATCAGAAAAAGTTTCCTACCCAGCCATCTTGTATACCTTCGATAGAATACGTATACGACTTGGAGGATGGGGTATGGGTTATTCTTTTGATGATGATACACCTGTTGAATCATTCTATTGCTATGCGATACTAGAGAATGAAATCATACGAGCATTCAAGAACAGATTTGGAGAGGAGTTCAACTATGAAAAGATCTGCAACAATCACAGAATACAAGAAGCCCTTAAACTTCACGTTTAAGCTATCGGACTACAAGACGATAGAAGACATCAAGAACACATTCGGTAAGAAGATAGTCACTACAGCTCCACGTTTGAAGAGTGGAGACGATCATGCATACTTCCCTGGATGGACTATAAGAGAGATGGTACAGAAGTTCGATGGTTGCCTACTGGTAGTCATCGATGGCGAGTACCGATTCCTTATGCCATCATGGGCAGGCTATACCATGTTTGAGACATGGCCCGACTATCCGTCTGTTAGAGTGTATATCTTTGACGGCTATTGGAACGTTCTGTAAGAGTAAAACACTAAGGGACCTGAGCAGTACGCTCAGGTTTCTTTTTTGTTGAAACATCATGGTAAATACCTGAAAGGAGGCATTTGTATGGATTACAACAACAAGTACCAAGAAGTTGAGGATACTAATCCTCTTGACACCTTCACTCCGAATGAAATCGATGTAGTTACTATCCCTAACGACATACCAGAGTACGGTGTCCAGGACTATGATATGTTTGACGAGAAGGATATGGTTAGGTATATGAAAGACCTCGAGAGGTTTGTTAGACAGTCTCTCGAATACAAGAATATGGTACAGTACCTCAGAGAGTATATGGACATGAGAAACTGTGCATTTCTGCCTAACGTAACGAATGAGTTTACTCCTAAGATAAGGATAGAGATTCATCACTCTCCTATGACACTCTATGAGATCTGTAGTATCATCATAAGAAAGAGAATGGCTCTTGGAGAACTCCTTACTATAGAGGCAGTGGCATATGAAGTACTCTATGTACACTACTGTCTGATGGTAGGACTCATCCCATTATCAGAGACTGTTCATGAGCTTGTACATAATCAGTATATCTATGTTCCTGCGAACAGAGTATACGGTTACTACAATGCATTCGTACAACAGTATCATGACTATATAGATGCTGAACTCCTCGACAAGCTGAAGATGATTGAGAAGCTTGCACAAGATCAGATCTATAATGACTATATGCAGATACTTGAAAAGAAGTATATTGCAATTGACATGGGAGACAACTCCCAAGTTGACCAGCTTGGGGCTACTCGTGAACTGCTTAAACAGCGTCTGTCGATTTTAAGAGATGGTAACGCTAGTTATGCTGCTCCTCCCTCACAAACGCCTGTACAGCAACCTGTATGTGTACCATTGTTCCGTTCTCCATGGGATTGACAAAAAAGAAACGGTGGGATGATTCCCACCGTTCCTCTTGTTGCTTTTGATAAGATTAGCCGCCGAAGTTCATAGAAGGGAAGTTACCTGCAGGTTTTTCAAGTATCTCGTCATGATAGTCATACAGTGTTTCTAAGCACTGATCAGGGAACATTCTTCCGAGCATACTAAGAAGCTGATTGCTACCCATGCAGTTCTTTAAGTCGAAAGTAACTGTAAGTTCTCTAGTGTCTTCATAGATACCCATGTTGTCTGGCTCTGGGAACTGTTTGATAGTGATGTTTCCTTCACTATAGTCACCCATAACTCCGAACTCTGACATGTACTGATTGTACATATCCTCAAGTTTGACATTGTCTGAGCACTTAAGAGTAAGAGTAAAGCACTTATCTGCCTTCTCATTGAGTACTACATGACGTAAACACTCTACAGCGTGCTCATATGTATCCACTACTGCAAGGAAGCCTGTCTTATGACAGAACTGTACCCACTCTGGAGCGTTCTCCTTATCAGCCCATTCAGCAGGGAAACGAACAGGAGTAGAGTAAGAACTTCTATCTGGACGCACGCAGATAACGTGATAGCAGTTAGGATTACGATCATCATTCTCTGAAAGTTTCCATGCTACAAGTTCGCATCCTTTCTCTGCAGCGTATGCTTCTCCAGCAGGGAAGAACTGTCTAAGCATACAGATCTTCATCTCCTTACCAGATTCTTTCTTAACTGTCTTAACTTCAGCCTGTATAGCAGCTTCCTTCTCTGCGATACGATTGATATGAGAGTTAATAAGCATACGTCTGAAGAGATGAGTGAGTGTCTGTACAGACTCCTCAAAGAGTGTCTCATCATTATCACTGTATCCAGTTGTCTCACTGAATGCATTGAAGTTACGGAACAGATCACATACAGGAGACTTCTTAACTCCCATATCATGATCGTCCATCTGATGTACGAAACGATCGAACTCCTTGTAGTACTCTCTCATTTCTGGAGTTGTGTAGTACTCCCAGAGGAGTCCGAAAGCTGCATAGTTCTTATGAGCTTCATCGAGCTCCTGGTGATGGTCGAAGTATCCTTTCTCAGGATCATACTTACGGCCAATGTCACAAATGATAGAGTACTTACCTTTTCTTAATGTGGTAAGTTTTTGATAGGTCATTTTGTCTATCTTTTCTTCAGCAATTGTAACTTCATGTTCCCATGCAGGCTCATCACCTTCAATAGGTGCGATAGTGTTTCTTGTATAGCTTGTAGGCTGACCTGCCATGATGAGTCTAAACAGAGCAACACAAGCTCTATCATCAAAGTGGTTTACACCACCGTGTACGAGGATTGAATAACCCTCTTCTGTCTTGCAAATTCTGTCGACCTTCTCCTGGTTGAATGGAAATGGCTTCTTAGTGTCTTTCACTATTATACCCATTCTGATTGTTCTCATGTGTATTCCTCCTTGGTTAGATTATAATGCTACCTAGATAAAGTCCTGTTATAGACTTTACTTCGATAGTCTTGTTTTCGACATCTCTGTAGCCAGTACAAGCTATAGAGATTTCTGGCTTTGGTAAAGCATCATACCATTCAGTTCTGAAGAGCTCTATAGTAAATTGCTCATCGTCATAGTTGATAACTTTACCTACGATGCTTAATGCGTCTGGAACAATGCTGTTCTGATCTTTAGGATCTCTCTGCATATAGACCCAACAGCATTGATCCGCAAATCTTGGGTGGGTGTATTTTCGAAGAGCGTCTTCCATACCTACATAGTGGTATCCATCAAGTTTGCGCTCTTCATTCTTTTTAGTTACTCGCCTAGGGACTGATACTATACGTACTCCACTAGCCATAACTAGTCCTCCTTTCATCCTAATAGTATATAACTACAGGACTGTATTGACTCTCTTGAATAAGAACTGAACCTGACTCTCTTTGCATGAAGACTTATAGTACCATCTCCATACCCATCTTTCGTCCATGAACTGTCTGATAGTGCTTCCATAGATTCCAGTAGGTAAGTACTTGAAGACTATCCATTCTGGTTTATACATTCTATAGCTACTGATAACGTTGACTATGAACTGTACACATTCATCTTCAGTACCTTTATCAATGATACCATATACTGGAAGGTATCCATCTGGAATGACAAGATGATATCCATACTGATCTTGATAGATAAGGAAAGTGTAGTTGTATCCGTCGTCAAATTCTATGTAGTAGAGTTCATAGTGTGTTGAGTTGAAGTAGGTAGTAAAATACCATGCAAGGTATTCGGTGTAGTCATAGTTAAGACCACATCTAAAAGATTCAAACTGCTGTGGAGATAGTGTTCTGTAAATGGTGTACATGTTGAATGCTCCCTTTGGAGTAAACACTTCCTCTTTTGGATCCCAGTGTCCTATTCTGAATTCGTCTTTGAACTTCTCGAGAAGATCCTCTATCCTCATCTTTGGCAATTTAGGTATTCTGTTGTTCATACTCTAACCTCCTTTCACAAAAAACAAGGGGTTGTGGCTAGCAACCCCTATAGTATCACTTCTTAAGTTCCTTGTAGTAAGACTTAGTCTCCTTAAGAAGATGTGCATTACGTTTCTTAGGTTTCATCTCTGTAGTAGCCAATGGTGCTTGGTCATTGGGAACGCCATTGACGCAGAGGCCTTCGAGAACGTCTTTCACGAGATCCACAGGATGTCTCTCGTTGTTGAATACATTGATGTGCTGTCGAGTCTTCTCTACTCCATATTGCGGCCAGTAGTGGCAAGTATATTTCAAATCAGGATCTCCGATATGAAGATGACCGTGAAGATTATACTTGGCATCTTTACACTTGAAAGGCATGTGACTGATTACTATGTCTCCTCTGAATAGGATACAAGGAACCACTTCATCGAAGCCTAAGTCCTTATAGAGTTGTACGGTGTCAGTGTCATTGTTTCCTATAAGGAAGTACTTCTTCTTAGCCTTCTTGAACACACTACAGATAGTAGCTAGCTTTCTATAGAGTGCTACTACTGGATAATCAGAGTAGCATTCAGAGTCAACAAGGTCACCCATGAAGATAACCACGTCTCCTTCTTTAACAGCACTTACTGCTGCTCCAAGTATATCAGCAGCATTCTCTCTTTCATAGAACTCACCAGTCTTCTTGTTATAACGGATGAGATGCCAATCTGTCATGAGCCAGATAGTTCCACCATTAGATATGGTGAACTCCATTTGTGCGTTGATCTTCGCATTGATCTTAGTTGCTTCGCTCATATTATCCCTCCTATGAAAAGATGGGTAGAGGTGTTATCCTCTACCCAAGTTTCTTATACGTTCCAAGCTCCGAGTATACCAGAGTTGGCCTTGTATCCTACAGATACTGAGCTACCCATAGGAATTGTGTTTACTGCAATGTCTGAATGCTGTCCATTAGCAGTTATCACTCTTATAGTCGATGACTCATTTACACCAAGTATAGCAACTATGTTGTCCCCCTTGACTAACTTAGTTACAGACTTTCCAGCTTTAGTTCTTCCAGAAGGAAGTGAGTCTGGAGTTATCTTATTGATGTAGCCATGTGTGGTACATACGAGATACTCAGTACTATCGTGTCTAAGTACACTCATACCGTTTACTTGTTTGTTAGTGCCACCCATAGAGATATTACCCTTAGCATTACGCTTGAAGAGAGGTATCTCTGCTATGTTTAGCTTAAGTGCTTTGCTCTGACTGTAGATAACTATGTCTGCGTTGTCACTATAGAAGAAGTTGACACTTACTACATAGTCATCTGGATCGATCTTGGTATACACAAGACCACTAGGTGGAACTGCTAAGAAGTCTCCTATAGTCATCTTCTTGATGAGTCCACTCTTAGTCAATACTACAAGATGACCATCTTTATACTGCTCAAACAAAGGCTCGTAGATTACAGCCGTTATAGGAGCATTGATGTTTTTGTTGACTATTCTGATGTCTGTTCCTGGTGAAGACTTATCTGCGAATGGTATCTTCGATATCGGGATATTGAATACCTTACCCTTGATGTCGAAGAGAAGTACGTTCTTAGAGTTGTCTCCCTTGATGAGGAACTTCACGGTGTCTCCAGTTCTAGTACCAGTGATATTCTCCTCTGGACCAAACTTCTTGAGCATGTTCTGTTCTGACAGAGATATCTTAAAGATACCCTGAGGGATACCAGATGCCTCTGCTGCTGAGATGACTCTACACTTTCTCTTGTCACCATACTTCTTCTTGATATCTTCAAGTTCATCTATGATGAGCTGATCGAGTACATTGTCATTAGCGATGATGTTTGCACATATCTTAGCCTCTGCAGTAAGCTGATCTCTCTCTTCTTTGAACTTAAGATACCATCCCTGCGAAAGCTTCTTAACTTCCATATCGATGATGAACTTAGCTTGAAGATCAGTGAAATCGAACTTCTTGATCAGATCCTCTATGAGCTCTGCATCGTTGACTACCTTCTTCTTACGAATGAGTCCAAGCACTTCATCAGTAACCTTCTTCGACTCAAACGCCCAGATGTAGTTGTTTACTACATGCAGACGAGTCTGAAGCTTCTGATGCTTGTGACAATAGTATCTCTGCTTCGTGATACGTCTGATATCAATGAAGTGAGTGAGATACTCTGTGTAGTTCATTCTCTTGGTAGATACATACATTCCATCGTCTACGAACACCTTCAGATAGAGACGGAATGTGTTCTGAAGTCTGGTGTTTGTATAGATACTCTCCTTAACGAAGTTAGGATCAACACCAGGTCTAAGAATGAGGATGTAGTTCATATCGTCGATACCAGACTCATCCTCAATGTCTTCTATACCGATGAGCTTGTTATCCTTAACGAGCTTCTCGATAGATGCTATGATGTTTCCGAGATAAGTAAGGTTCGGACAACTACGTATAGCAAGGACAGTACGTCCCTTATACTTTTTAGTCTTACCGAAGTACTCCTTGATCTCTATTACACCTCTAACCTTATAAAGACCATAGCCTGTTCTAGACATCTCTTTCCAGTCAGTATCTATGATCTCACAAGCCTGAGTGTGATCAGGTATAAGAACTACCTGATGCTTAGGATTCTTGATGAGCTTGATAGTCTGATCAATAACTTCACATATGTTATGTGAAGGTACATCAACCTTATCACCAACACTCATGTGCATAGAACCATTCAGAAGAAGCAGCGGAACCTTAGTAGGTAGATACAATGGCTCCAAGCTTCTCTTATCGTAGTTAGGAGTCCAATCTATTACATCTTTGAACTGCATAACTTCATCGAGTACTACATCTCTACAGAATGGTGAGATGGTAGCCTCTGTGTATCGCGGCGAAGCGCCAGTACTAGTATATGTATTACCAAAGTTACCCTGTCCAAGAAATAGAGGATACTTTGTCTGATACCAGTTGATCATTGTATAGAGAGCAGTTTGGATACCTGCATCTCCATGAGGATGATCGTGTGCCATCGTTGCTCCAATAATATTAGCACACTTCATCAAGTTGGGTCTTTCATTCTCTTTAAAGTAAGCACGGCAATACTCCCATGCACAATGTACAGTTCTTCTGTGAACTGGAACGAGTCCATCATTCATATTAGGAACACTTCTCTGCATCTCACAATACAGAGCATAAGCTCTATAGTCTCCATGGTACTCGCCTAACATGTTCTTCTCTACTATTGTTTCTGACATGTGATATGACCTCCTTGTGTGATTATTGTAGAGTTCTGACCAAACTCCTTTATTACCTCTCTATAGTATACAATGGACGCGAGAATTGGTGGAGGCCGTTGGACCTCCACCGATTCCCGTGAGTTAAATTAAGGAAGTTCCAGAACAGCGCGTGAGCGCTATAGTAGGAGGGGATGTCTTATTCGTTTGCAGTAGGAGGAAGAACTGCTTCGAAGCAAGAGATGAACTTAACTTCGCCAGTGTCCTTGTTGAGTCTTACTGCAGGTACGATCTTAAGGCTGCCGTTGTTGATAACGTCCTTAAGCTTTGTGTATGTTGCTGTAGGCATTGATACAGTGAACTTCTTGGTTTCATTGTTGAACTCTCTGATCTCGCCGAGATCGATCATTCCCTTGGACTCGGAGCTATCAAAGAAAGTAGACTTTCTCATCTTAGCAGTGATAGCGCAGCAGTCGAAGCTACATGAGTCGATAATAGCGATGAGTGTATCGATTATAGAATCGTACTTGTCTGAAGAACCGAGTTCAAACTCAGCTGTCGTGTACTTAGCCACTCTTGTGGTATTCGGGTTAGGCTTTGTGTAGCCTTTCTTGTTGCTGTTGTACTTGGGGTTCTTGTTCATGATGATACTCTCCTTTAGATGTAGTTTTAATATCGCCCAATCTGGTTCGATTATATATATGTAGGATGAGCAGTAAATGATTACGACAAAAAAGAAGGTGTGGATTGCTCCACACCTCCCTTTGATCATCCTAAGATATCTTGTCTAGGCAGCTTTCCAATGCCCTTGAGGAGAAGATCCTTACTGTCGTTGAGCTTTCTCATCTCGATGATCTCACGATTGATATCTTCAAACGTGTATCTAACAAGCATTCTGTCTCCGTCAGGTCTCAGTGTACTTACACCGAGCATCTTTGGATTCATCTCACCAAGTCCCTTGAATCGCTGCAGATGAGCTGGTTCATATTTACTGAATGCAAGTCTAAGTCCATACAGTGATACTACCTGTCCATTGAGCTTGAAGTATGTTTCATTGGCGTTTAAGTAACTCAGAACCATACCGCACGCTGCAAGAAGACGCGGAGTAAGATATATGAAGTGAGCCTTGTTTCCAGCTAAACCATCAAGAACAGTGATACCATTCTCAGTACGTACTTTCATGAATCTATACTGTTTCTCTATGACAGACTTGAACTTCTTCTGTGTAAGGTCCTTATTGATAAGGATTGTCTCAAGCAGATAAGGATCAATCGCATAGTTTGAAGCAGTGCTCTCGAGAACGCTGATGTAGTTGTCTGTTCTGTCAAGAAGATCTGTGATGTTCTTGGTAGTCATAGACTTACCATTGAGATCAGTAAGAACGTTGTCTGTAGAGAACTTCTTCTGTATGTACTGATAGTAGTCCTTCTTGTCGACAAAGTACTTATACTTGTCCTTACTTATAGGAACTCCAAACAACGGCGGTATTGCCGCGTAAACCATACCTGCCTCCAAAAGCGGTCTCGCATACAGTGCGATCAGCCTGAGGAGAAGTGTCAAGATATGTTTACCATCAGGGTCAGCATCAGCCATGAATATAAGCTTGGAGATGTTAACCTTTGATATGTCAAAGTTCTTACCATAGCCTCCACCTATGATTTGGAAGATAGAAGCTACCTCTTCGTTCTGGAAGATTACGCTTGCTGGCTTTTCGAAGGCATTAGGTAACTTACCTCTTATGGGGTAGATTCCCTGAATGTTGTTGTCTCTCGAGTTCTCTGCAGAACCGAAAGCTGAGTCTCCTTCTACTATGATCAGCTCGAAGCCCTTCTTCATGTTAGGCTTCTTGAACTTATCAGGATAGCCCGAAAGGATAGATGACTTATAAGAATTCGCCAGTTTCACCTTATCTTTATCCTGTTTCATTCTAAGTTCTATTATGCTTCTGAAGTACTTACAGAGGTTTTGAAGATCAGTACTGTTAGTCTGACTCCATGCCTGAAGCGCTTCATAAGTAGTGTCAGATACGAATGGGAAGATCTCATCATTCTTGAGAATCTCCTTACTCTGAGCATTATACATTGGATACAAGAGTTGCGTACTGATTACCAGCTTAAGCCCTTGCTTGATATCGTTTATTCCACATACCAGCTTCGCCTTGCTCTTTGCATTGACAAGGTATATCTTGTTCATGTACTCTTTGAAGAACCGTACGACTCCATCGATAGCACCTTCAAGATGTCGGCCGCCATTATTTGGACATGTGTTACTGAAGCTTCGATAGTCTTCAAAGTTGTTCTCAACACTAGTGTCATATGTGAAATATAATTCCATACTCATCTCGCCTGTATCTTTTTGTACAAAGACTGGATTGATGAATGGATTCTGGGTCATGTTGAACAAATGGGTTATCACCCCATCTTGATTGACTATATCCTCGTGATGGATAACACCATTCATGTCTATTCCATCGAATGAACATGATGTTCCTATTGGTTGCAACGGAACTATGGTAGCAATCAAGTCATACACATTCTCCCAAGTGAGCCTGAACTTGTCAACGTTCAAACATGACTCAGACGGAATGAAAGTAATGACTGTACCCTGTTTCCCTTTACAATCCTTCTTAGGGATTGCAACTTCGCCTTTCTTCCAGAGATGTCCCTCCACGAATTCGGCGTGTCGTCCTTCTTGTGCTGTTTTATGAAAGACATCTATAATCATACTATGAGAAAGCATGTTTGTAACAGCGCCGCCGACACCATTCTTGCCTGCGGAATACACACCAAGTTTCTTCTCATAGTTGGAGCTTGTATGAGTTTTGCCAAAGATCGTATTGATCTTGCCGAAAGGTATTCCTCGTCCATGATCTGTAACTGTGACAGCGTTAGTACGCTCATCGAAGATCACGGAGATGTTCATATCTAGTGCTTGACCTTTCATTATCTCGTCGAATGAGTTCTGTACTATCTCTCTAATGAGAGTTAAGAACCCTTTATCCCCTAAAGTACCTATGTACATATCTGGAGTTTGACGAACTCTTTCTACATCATCTGAGATTTCTTTGATCTCGGAAGCGTACTTCTCTATTGATTCGTCAAACGAATCTATCTTCTTCTTTGTAGTTGCCATACGTAGCATCAATCCTTTCTGATTCAGTTTATTGCATTGTTACTGGATTGATAAAAATAAGGAGGTGAGAGATTCTCTCACCTCCCTATGGGATGTTACGTATTACAGTGTGATAGTGCTTGCGTTACCTACAGGTGTTGCAGGAGCTGCATTAGGAGCAGCTGTAGCTGTTGTTGCTGCAGGGTTAGCAATCGGAGGAACTGCAGGTGCAGGTGTTCCGACTGTTGGTACGTTCATCTGAGGTGTTACCTGAGGAGCTGCACCTGCTATCATAGGAGCTGAAGGAGCAGCTGATACCTGAGAAGGCTGAACACTGCTGAACATCATTCCACCATTAGGTGCAGGAACAGTGAATGTACCAGTGCCTGCAGGAGCTGTACCACTAGCAGGCTGTGAAGCTACGAGCGGATTGCTATCTGCAGTCATAAGACCTCCAACAGGTGCAGGTGCGAAACCAGCCTGAGGAGCATAAGGATTAGCCATCTGAGGTGCATATGGATTCTGTACAGGCATTGCACCATTCATAGGCTGAGCTGCATATCCGTACATCTGCTGAGGCATGCCGTTACCGTTAAACATCGGATAAGCTGCCTGAGCATACTGACTATACTGATACTGAGCTGTAGGACTTGTAAGACCATTAGCGAATGCAGTCTGATACGGATTAGGCTGACCGTAGAAAGCACCAGGATTTGCATACTGGAACTGCTGATTGTAAGCAGCAACCTTCTGTTCGATGCTCTTCTTAGCCTGACCATAGAGACGAGGAAGCTTCGGGAACGCTGCCTGAATGCTGAATACGTCTCTTGCGAACTCGGGTGAGATCTCTGAGCCAAGATATGTCTTGATCATGTTGAGGATGTTATGCATTACCTCACAAACCTTAGTTACGTCCTGCTCAGTGATTCTTCTGTCAACCTCGAAGCGAGTGTGACATCTAGTACAATAGAACTTAGCTACTGTTCCGTCGTCAGACTCAACCTGAAGTACATTCTGTCCATTTGTTGAAGGAGAGTGGTTGCAGTGAGCTACTGCCATCTCTTCCTCAGTGAACACAAATTCATTGCCACCAGTTGAAGCAAGGATCTTCTCTTCTTTAGCAGTAAGAGTAGAAACCTGAGGCTTCTCCTGGATTGGGTTGATAACGGTTGAAGGATAAGTGAATCCTCCATTGATAGGTGCTCCAAATGCGGGTGCTGAATTGTACATCATTTTCGATGTCCTCCTTTTGATGAAATTAGTCTATATACAAGAGGGGAACCTCTCGTACCCCTCTATTGTATACAATCGTGATTAGGTTTAATCCTCAAGATTTGGATTTGAGTTCTCGAGGTTTGCCATGAGTGCTGATGGGTTCATGAGCGGGAAGTCTTCGTTGAACCTCTCTACCTGTTGTAAAGGAAGATCCTTTGAGGTAGATGGACTAGGATGTCCTGCGGCGAAGGTCTTCGGGTTTCTCATGTCCATATATGCCTTTCTGTACTTCTCCTTAGTACTATCGTTTGTGATACCGTCTGTTATCTTAGCATCGAAGAAGTCCATAAGCATATTGAGATCCGTTCTTGCAGTGATTGAGATGATAGCGCTGTACTGGAATGCTCTGATCCTCATCGGACAGATATCGTACAGCTTATCATTGACGTCGTTGTTATACTCTATTGAATAGAATACTTCGTTTGAGTCGTCCCACATGATGCAGCTGTTATTCTCGTCGACTACAGTGTTACCATGATCTATCTGAATGATCAGCGGTACATCTATCTTCTTATCGGGATTGGCTCTAGCTACATTAGTGAGCTGATGAAGCTCTTGTCTAAGAGCTACTACAGTTGCTTTATCCATAACTGTAACCTCCTTTGGTTAGTATTATAGATAAGTTGACTGGACGTTAAAGCGTGAGATCGTAACCAGTCAATACATTGAAATCCATTGGCAGATTCATTCTGTTCTGGAATGCTTTGCTTTTCGTCATATTGTCTATGGATGCTTGGATCTCATAGATCGATGTCATATCGCTAGGCTGAAGTGTGTTGTTGCACACATCGTTATAGAGTCTTGAGAAGACTACAAGGATATTGTTGTACATCGTGACGATTGTGTCTGCTATCCACTTCTGTTTCTGATAAGCAGGATGGTTGCACGCTTCTGCTAATGGGTGAGCAAGCGGTATTCCTCCTTCCTGATTACCAGTCTGTTCATTGATGATTCCATCTAATGGTGGTGAATAAGCTATCCATCTATAGTTTGGATCCATCTGATTGATGAACTGAGCTTTACTAAACTCGTCCATATTAGCAGTCTGTTCATTGAACTGACGCTGAATCTTGACGCAATAGCTTACATTGTTAAGCATTGCGAATGCATTGCTCATACGTCTGAAGAACTCGAGTCTGCTATAACATACCTGAATGATAGATTCAAGAAGATCTTTGTTAAGAAGTCTTGTCTCAGTCATGTCCTTGTTGATGTCGATAAGACCATCTTTGATATCTCTAAGGATATTATCGATTGCTCTTATCTTTTTGTCTGGTGAAAAGAAGTCTCTGTCCTGGCCATTGGCCCATCCATCCAGAAACTTCTGACCTTTCCTCTCAGCCTGATTGTCGAACCAGGACTTACGAGGCTGTCTTGGTTTGCTCTGTGCCATATTAGTGTCCTCCTTGTGGCTAGATTAGTTGATGTCTTCTCCTTCAAGCGATGTATACATGGTCTGCTGAACCTGCGGAGTACAAGGTGTATCGTTGTTAGCCTTTATCCAATCATCGATAGGTTCAAACGAGCCAGATTCATACGACTTGAGGACAGCCTGCATATAGGCAAGCATATACTTGTCTACAGCTTTAGCATTTTTCTCGACACAGAGTCTGATGAACTGAAGGAGTGGAACCTTCTCTTCATACTTGACACCTGTGCAGATTACGAATGACTCCTCATAATCTATAGGATCATAGAAGTCTTCCATGTCGTCAGAGGTCAAATCATGTATCATGTTTGTGATCTTGTTGAAACAAAGACCTCTTCCTACTGCTGTTATCCATCTGGAACGAGTCCAGTCTGGTGCTGTCATATCCTGTTCCTCTAATGTGAAACATACAAGATACTCTGTATCGGAATGTATCTGCTGTGGCTTCTGAGGAACATTCTGCTGTGGTGTACCTACTACTGGAGCCTGTGGGGTTCTCTTATTCTTAGTAGGTCTCTTAGTTGTTGTAGTTGCACCATCTGCAACCTTGACTGTCTTGAGGTTCTGTTTAGCCTCTTCTGCCAGTCTTTTCTCTTTCTCTTTGATAAGTCTGAGATCCTCTTTGGTTGGGTTAGCTTTCTGCTCAGTTACCTCTCTAGAAACTGGGTCTACTATACCAAAGGGATTGATAATCTTATCGTTCATAGTTTCATTTCCTTTCTGAGTCTTAGTATAGGTCTCGACTCAAAGGTATGATATGTAGTCAAAAGACGTTTTAAGACAACTTATCCGTAGTGGACACTTCCACTACGGTAAGGGGATATGGCAGGTGCTGCTGAGCTTCATAGCTAGGCTCCGTACTGTTATACCATTTTAACAAGAAGTATTGCTGTTAGAGCCTAAGTGCATAGCTGCACCGCCATACTATATTGTTGTAAGTTTGCTAAAAGATTACATCACTCTTTCACATAGATGCAGAACTTTCTGAAGCGTGTAACTCCAACGTAGTTAAGCTTGTGATCTATGTACTTGTTGAGTGATTCTTCTATGTATATGCCATTATCATACTCAGAGCCTTGAGACATGTGAGTAGTGATGGCATAACCAAACTCAAACCTTTCATTCTTCAATAGTGGATCGTTTCTTAGGGCTTCACGTCCTTTGGCGTTAGAAGTGAAGTATGTATACGAACACTCCAGATTGTAGAATGCATTGCTTGCTAGGTCATTAGAACCCATGTCTGGAGCAAAGTCTAAGATGAAACTGTCTTCGTTTCTATTGTAAGTGAACTTAGGATCGTTTATACACATACCTAAAAGTCCATTGGTGAGATTGATACCGTCTGGAGTCGCTATATTCCAGTTGTTCTTACGGCATACTACTCTCTCGCCATACATAGGTAGTTGTCCTCTGAAACCATAAGTAGCTCTCATGAACTCATTATAATAGTCTCTTGTAGTATTCCTACCACAGAGTATGATCTTCGACTTCAAGAGCATATCTAGAGTGATCTGATTTCTATGGATCACATATGCATCTTTCCAAAGACCGCAATGAGGTTGCTTACCATCCTTTACCATCTGGGATATGTAGACTATACCACTATCTTGAGCCTGTCTCATGATCTCCGTGAGGAAGTGTATCTTTCGGGGATCATTCAGATATGCAGGCTTGTCATGTACTGGTGGTAACTGGTCTATATCACCTGCTACTATGACTGGTATACGGTGTTTCTCTATAGTAACTCTCATGTTAGGAGGTATAGTACTCCCTTCATCTACCAGTATGAGGTCTATATCTGGTAAATGATCTCTTTCCACGTACATTATCGTCATCTTTGGTTTCTTGGTCTTTGGGTCTACGACTTGATTGCCGTTCTTATCCAAGACAGGCTTCAACACTGGCATGTAAAGCCATGAATGAGCAGTCTTAGCATTCTCCATACCATGGACTCTCATGTTAATTGCAGCTGCCCCAGTGTACGCAAGTGGGGCAACTCTGTGTCTCATTATACCGAGATAGTCTATTATAGTGTTTATCAGGTATGTCTTACCTGAACCTGGCGGTCCAGAGATCTCAAAGGGTTCTGATCGATCTCCTCTCCACCATTCCATAGCTGCGTCGAACACTCTACGCTGATTAGTATTCAGTGAAGCATAATCATTCATAGTGACGTCCTTTCATCTTCTTGGAACAGATGATGTAGTTATCCAGATCCGCACACTGGTTGTATGCTGTCTGTTTATCTATACCCTCTATCTGCATCATAAGATTGATGTAGCAGACTGTGTCTGTCATGAACTGATCTGAAGTAAGTCTAGTTCCATTACAGTCATCAAAGCATAACTCGGCTGATTTGAGTTGGTTCTGACGACCATATATGTAGAACGACTTAACACTCAGATTTCTCTCTCTAGCTATCTTGGTGATGTATACTGTGAAGACTATCTCCATCATCTTAAGATTGAAGATAGGATCAAAGTTGACTATGTTTACGTCTCTGTTGTTGCCGATAACGGCAGGATATCTCATAAACTTGTTTCCGTTGTATGGTAGTGGTCTCATAGTATCATTGTCTACGATGATACCATTACTTGTACCAATACCTGCATAGTACATGATATCCATAAATATGACTGATGGATCGTATGTGAGAACTGTTCTGATAGCCTCACGATCTTTTGGCCTTACTGACTGTAACAAACCTTCTATACCAGTATAGCTGTCCAGATCAGGTATGCCTTTCTTATACTGACTTGGTGTAAGCTTTCTAAAGGGTGAATAGTCAAGTGTATAAAGCATGGCCATATAGGTTCCTCCTTATTGTACTCCAGAACCATCTAATAAGTTATTCTGGAGGTGATTGAATGAAATACTCGGAGTACAACTACGTACAGGAAGCTATCCTATACGAAGAAGTAAACAAGTATGAAAACCCTACAGTCAAGCATCCATTCTATATTAAGGCATTAGTACCTTTCGAAACGGAAGTTGGTAGGACTGTAGTAGTTAATAGATCTTACATCATGAACAAAGACCTTACTTGGTTGTCCACTAGTAAGATGACTAGTGAAATCACGCTAGATCTTAAGATACCTAGAGAGATCATGCTTGCCTATGAGGACAAGTTCATCCCTAAGGGTACTAAGTTCTTAGTCGCGTTCGTAGGCGGTAATATAAACAATGTACAGATCATCGGGAGGTGTTATGAATGAAGTATAATAACTCATCTACCTACGTCAACTCTGCACAACAGGTTCCTTCAAGAACCTGTACTCTGGATGACTTTGTCAATGCTAAGCCATCTGGACAGTTGTCATACTACTATCTTTCTCTGTTAGAGCCTGATACAGCACATCACATCGAGTTCGATGTATACAATGTCATGTCAGACTACATACAGAATCTGAAAGATATGTCTACTAAGGTCACGTTATCTGAACAAGAGTATCTCAGATATCGCTTTAGACCTAAGCTCTTAGCCGATTTCCTCTATGGAAACGGAGAGCTCTATTACATTATACTGTGGCTCAATGACATTTGGTCTGTCAAAGACTTCAACTTCAGAGAAGTTCGTCTTATCTCAAAGTCTCAAATGTCACAAGCACTCAGTAGTATCAATGGCTCCGAGAAGTCATTTATTGACTCCTACAACCAGTCCGCCTCTGCTACGTGAGGCTTCATACTCTTGTGGAGTCATAACTTCGAACAGATTTCTCCGTTCTATTACTCTGAAGAGTGGTGCATATAGCTCACCCTTCTTACACTTTATATCTTCGTACTGAGAACCTTCTATCTTACTAAGACGGATGATCTCTCTAGTACTAGCTATATATGGGTACATCTCTATGCCATAGTTTGTCTTGAACTCCTTATTGAAGTCATCTACAAACCTCTGGTGGATTGAACCCAAAGGATCGTGTAACAATGTGTATAAGTACGAATATCTATCAGGTGTGAGAGTGCACTTAGTTGCACTCTTACTCTTTGATGTCTTCTTCTTATACTTGCTCTTCTCATCTTCAGTCATCTTATCGAGATTTGGCATGACAGTTCCACCTATAACGGTCGTCTTGCTCTTACTCTCAATATCTGCTTCTTTGAGAAGGTTCTTCTTAGTTGTCTCAGCAACTGCTGAGTTGAACCTATTAGAGTTATCTGGTATCACAGTGTCATCATCCACCATAATGCCTCCTTCATCATCACCCATGTTCATCTCTACAAGTGTCTTCTTGTGTACAGGCTCAGGTAAGCCTACGTCTTCCATAAGACGCATAGAGAAGTTGTTTGTGTAAGGATGATGAATACATCTACGCTTTGTGTTGATAAGAGGTGACTCTAAGTCAGCCTGGTATCTGTTCTTAGCGAGCTTGATACCAAGATACTTGCGATGATTGATGTCGAACTCTGGCACTATCATAAATGCCGCGTCAAGGTTATCAAGTATCTTCATAGACTCAGCTATATTGTCTCTTCCAAGAAGATCTACAAGATCATCTATTCCGTTCTCTCTAGCTTCATCTATGTTTCTGTTTGCACTTCTGTTGAACTGAGCTGCTGTGAGAACTGGAATGTGAAGCTCGGTTGCTATTGTCTTGAGCTCATTAGTTACAGCGCCAAGTCTAAGTCTCTCTTCAGATGCAGTAAATCTGTTAACTGAACGTATTCTGTTAAGATAGTCCAGAATGACGCAGATAACTTCGTATCCTGCTTCTTCAAGATCATCTACTAAGTCGTAGATATATGAAGTATCTACAGACTCATTAGGCTTATACTTAACTACGATGTCTATAGGGTTGTCTGGAGTTACCGCAAGACCACCCTGTCTCATAAGTTGAATAGACTCGTTTACATCGTGTTCTATAAGACTACCCTGCTCTGTTACCATCGAGAATTGACGGGACAGAGTTTCCTTAGGATGGTCTTCCATGGTCAGATATACTACACAAGGTGTCTTCGTAGGATCCTTACACTTGTAAGTCCTATTATACATCTTGATCTGATATGCTAAGTTAACTAAGGTTGATGACTTACCTTCACCTTGGAGACCAAAGACACAGTAAGTTCTGTCAGACTGAAAGCCTCCTGCTAGAAGTATATTAAGTCCAACCATTCCAGTTGCAAGTTTGTTGCCTGGACTAGATAGGTCTGCATGAGTATACATTACATAATCTTCAAATATACCTTCTTGCAGACAATACATCTGCTCATCCGTCTTCTCTATACGATGACGACGAATAGCATTCTTGCTGTCGTTTACAAGTCCTTTCCATTCTTCTATTATAGCAGGTTTCTGGTTAGGACTAGCTTCTTTAAACCTTTGAGCAACAGTCTCAAAGGACATGATATTACGTGCGAAGACCACATTGTCAAGCATGTTTGAAACAGTGTTGTTGATGTAGTCAATCTCTTTGTTGTTGAGCTCTTTGAGTTCAATATCCTTATAGAGATCACCGAGGTTGTTCTCTATAAAGTCCATTACAAGAGCCTGATTTGTCAATCCATTCTCGACTCTGGCTGTAAGTGCAGTCTTAATGAAGTCGAAACGTCTTAAGTAAGCATCGTCTGTATAGATGCTAAGGTCTAATGTATTCATCGCCATAATGATATTTGTGTAACCTTTGCGACGAATGTTCTTGTTATCTGTTACCATGTAGGAACAGATTGTATCTAAAAGTGTTATTGAAAGTCTCTGAGGTATCTGCACCTCAGAGACCACTGGTTTTACTTCTTTGCCTGCGGTTCTAACTCGCATAGTGTTATGCCTCCTCTATCATAGGATTCATATGATTACTTGTATGTTTCTGATATGATAGTTTAGTACTTAGGGATAGTATATACTTGAGAAGAGGGTTATGCAGTGACGAACTGCTAGAAGTAGTGTGTGGGATGTGGTGAAAAATGCAGAAACCTTATATTATATAATATAAGGTTTTCGCAAATATCACCATCGTGTCCCCATCATCATTCCACTTCCAGTAACTTGATAAGCTCATCTACAGTGATGAACGCACAACCCTTCTCGTCATTGATGTACCTGACTATGATATCATTAGGGGTAAGATTACCATCAGTGATGTATGAGTACTTAGCATACTCTTCACTCACCTTCTGGTTCTCCTTTATGGTCTCTTGAAACTGAACGTCTGAAGCGTCTATAGTGATCTCGTTGTTCATCTTATAGTATGCTTTTAGAGCATCTACTGCTGAACCACCCTTGGTGAACTTAACCTTTATGAAATCTATTCCACTTGCCTTTAAGTCGGTGAGATACTTGATCACTTCTTTAGGATCATAGTTAACCATATCATCTAGGTTGATAGTATTGTACTTGAATGACACAACTTCTTCCATCTGTACAGTGTAGTATGTAGAGTCAAGGTCGTGTATCACTATCAAGAAGCCCTTAGTTTCTTCTTCTCCGAACTGCCATCTAAGAGGACTTCCAGAGTAGTACATATGACCTTGATAGCATCCAGATACATGTACATGTCCTGCAATGATAGGACCCTTGCAGAACTGGAATGAATCAATATCGAACGTAGGGTTCTTCACTGTATCAAGGTCTTCTTTATCACATCCGAAGATAGCTCCCTTAAGGTTACCGTGCATACATACACTATCATATGAACCACTCCATTCTAAGAGGTTTAGATAGTAATCTCTACCCTTATTGTACTCCTCTGGGAGACAGAGTATCTTCTTACCGTGTGTAGTGACGAATGTAGCAGTTTCTATGATGTACATTTCGAGTGTAGTGTCCGCTAAGTAATGATAGAAGAGCTTCAATTGGTTAGCATCATGCGATGCTGTACCGTGAAGTATTATAAGAGCAGCTCTGTTTCTCTTACAGAGCTGTATGATATTATCTACAAACATGGATGCATAGAGTACAGCATCCGAGTTGCTCATGAACTTATGATGAAACAAGTCTCCATTGATACAGAACAGATCAAACTGTACGTTCTGAAGCTTGTCAAGCATCCCTTTAGTTAAGAGATCATATTGAACCTTTGGATCCATAGCTCCAAAGTGAATGTCTGCTGTGTGTATCTCTACCAAAGTAGGTCTGGTAGCATTAGGGTTAGTATAGAACATGTAACTCCTCCTTTTCCGATTACTTAGAAGTTCTGGGTATGGTAAGTATCTATAGAGTTATATACTATTATAGTAAGCATAGACGCCTATGCTAATCTATCATGAAAGGAGATTGTGTATGCAATCACGTAAGAAGAAAAAGAACCGAAGCAATAACACCTTTTACATCGGTTCGAAGAAGATCCAAGAACTATCACCTATTACACCGACAGTGGAAGAAACCAAATCCCAAATCGAAGAAGATTTATCGAAGAAAGAAGCTTCTGTAGAGGCCAAGATTATTGAAGCTACTGAATCAAAGCTCCCCATTTCAGAACCAGTAGTTATAGAGCCTCCGAAACCGAAGACTGAGGCTATCACTCTTCTAGATACAGTCGAAACTCCTAAGACTGTTAAAGTGCCTATCGTCGATTCTAGTAAGAAGAACAGACCCAATCTTATACTTAACAAAAATATGGTGAAGCAGTTCAACAGACCATTAGTTCAGCCTGGAGATGTAGTTATCACTTCAGGTGTCTTCGATGAGAAAGACGATATCGAAAACGAGCTTATAGCAGGTGCTCATCGCCCCGTTCTCGTGCTCTGGTGCGATAGCCATTTGGCTAGGGGAATCCCATTGTGCTCTAAGCCTGGTATGATCGGAAGTATCACTGGAAATCGTCGTAGTGCGATTCCTAGTACACCAGACGTCCTGAGCAGGAACGTTAATGCGATCTCGTATCTTGATCATGGACAAATCATAACATTCCCTATATCATCAGTTGAGTCAGTTCCAGTAACAATGAACCAAACTGCAGTAGAACAGGTTCTTCTGGAAGACTTTAAAATGGTATATGTAGAGAAAGGATACAACGTTAACCGTATTCTAAGTTATCTCTACGAACAAGATCCAAAGTCTTTCAGACTCTACCAAGACAATACAGAACTCTACAAACTTCAAGATCAGTATATGGAGCTTGAGAAAGAAAGGAATGAGTTCCGTAGGGAGAGGAATGAACTTGTCGAAGAGAATCAGAAGCTCAATGAGCAGGCTTGTGGAGAAGCAATGGCACGTGAACAGCTCGAACAGGTTCTTGAGAAGCAGAAAGATCTTCCTAAAGACTATAATAAGAAGATCAAGGAGCTTGAAGGTACGATTGCTAAGCTTGAATCTATTATCAGTACACAAAACGAAGCTTTGGAAAAGTCTAAGCAAGTAGTTGATAACTTCAAAGCTGCTGATGAGAGACACAAGGCTACAATCGAAGCTATGAAGAAGGAGATTGAACATCTTAAGAGCAACAGTGAGAAAGTCATTTATGACGTCAACCTTGCAGCTGCAGCATACAATGCATATCAAGATGCTGAGAGAAACGGCATCGATAGATATCAGGCAATGTGCTGTGCTATTGGTGTTGAGTATGATCCTGCGAAGACTAGATCATATGGTCAGATCAAGAGACAGCTTAAGAAACTGCTTGTTGATAACCAGATGATATCAGATGCAGAATGGACGTAAGAGTATGGGGAGTCGATTGACTCCCCACCCTTATTTTTTGTTTAGCTCATAGAATACATCTTTGAACTGATCCTTTAGAGGCTCTGCGTTATGATATGTATAGAGAGCTCCCACAAAGGCATTCATGCAATTCTCTATGAAGTTGTAGTGTTCTGGTATATTGAAGTCCAGAGGGAACTCTGTGAACCCTGCATTTGGACCTTTACCCAGTTGAAGAATGATTACTCCATCAATGCTGATACCTTTGAGTCTGTATATCAGATATCTGTAGGCAGCCAGCTGCATGAAGTACTTATAGTTTACGTGATTGCTTGTCTTGAAGTCGATCATATAGATCTTTCCATCTATAGAGACAAGCAGATCATACGTGCCAGCAAAGAGCTCAGTTACTAGAGCTTCTTCCTGTCCTAAAATTACTACCTTGTGACAGCTATTGATTCCGTTCCACCACTTAAGGAAAGCTTTGAACGAGGAGTTATCAAGGAATCCTGTATCGTAACCCTCCTTCAAGTAGTTCTCTATAGCTGAATGAGTAGCTGTTCCATATCTAGCAGCCTTCGCTGCTACATCTTTGTTGTTCTGACCTCTTCGGCCAATGGCATTCGCCCAATCAATCAGACCCTGGTTATCTATATAACCGAGGATCTCTGTTACCGATGGAACACCTCTTCCGCCACTCTCATAACGAGACCGCTTCTTATGAAACGGGGCGATAGAGTCCATCATCATATCTCTTAACTTTTCCATGTGCATTCACACTCGCTTTCTAATCATGCCCATCCAGGCTTTGTTACTAAGTAGTTATCGCAAACAAAGTGTAAGTTATATATTATAAGAGCGAGTATAGGGTTGCGACAAATGGCCAATGGCACAACCTTACTATACTCTCGACATCTCATTACGAGAAAGGAATGATCAAATGGCTTCACTCAACAAATTGAAACGAGGAACAACAACCACTACACCAACTCCGCCACCAGACGCATTATCTATGCTAGAAGAGCATAAGAAAAGAAGAGCGGAGAGAAAGGAGAGATTATTAAGAAACAGTCAGGCATATGTGAATAGTGAATTGTCTGGCTCTAAAACGCTTCCTACAGCACAGGAAGCAGTCGACTTCTCATTCGATGGTCTGAATGAGTTAGAAGAAGGAATGTCTTGTGTATCTAGCGATGATGGAGTAAACTCTACTACTTGGCAGAAGATAGCAAGACAGCAGAGCAATATGGCTAGTCAGACTCAGACGATGCCGATTGTGAACAGAAACCCAATCATCAATGCTGCAGCTACTGCATACAATCCGTTGGGAGGATCTTGCTATTCTCAACCACAACAGGGTTATGGAGCAGCAATGTTTGGCATGGGTGGAATCTATGGAGCTCCTATGATGAACCAAGAGCAAGCTGAAGAAATCAGAAAGGCTCAAGAAGCTCGTATAGAGACAGAAAAGAACTATTGGAGAGGTACCCTCATGTGGGGTAGACCTGAGAATGTGTCCGTTGAAGATTGGACTAAGCAGGTAGACGAAATGATGAGACAGATGTATCCTTCTCCAGAAGATCTTCAGAAGAAGAGATATGAAGCAGACCATTCTTTCATGGGCTATACGTATGATGAGAACTTCCAGAGAGTTGAAGAGTCTGGAGTTAGTGTAGTAGCCGTTATGGAAGATGGTGAGGAGAGACTCATGACTCAGCCAAATGATCCTGAGACAGGTAAGCACAAGATAGTGTATACTAAGTCTTATGATGTAGCAGAGTATCAGTCTAGACTTCACTTCTACGATAACTGTTATAGAGCAGCTTATGAACAACAAAGAGCTCAGTACATCTTTGATGTAGTTTGCGCTCCACCTGCAGAAGCGTTGGCATCGACATACAAGAGTAAGATGGAACTTGGGGTTGATGATCCATATATGAAGTGGGTGTACAATACGTACTATCTTAAGGACTATAAGAGACATATGACTCGTTGGAAGGCGGGTTGCTATATGAGTCCTAAGGAGTATACGCAGAGCTTCTATATGAGTGGCATTGATCCGAACATTCGATTCGACATGAACACTCTTCCGACTCATCTCGGAGATAGAAGAGACGTGAAACTCGCCTATGACTATCAGAACCACCCAGAGTTGTTCAATGGCCCTCAGGTCGAACAGTATCTGACTAACAAACTGAAAGTCAACTACGAAATGCGAAAGAGAGCATTCTTGGAGAAGCTTAGAACTGGTGATATGAGGGTAGATTATAATCCACCTGAAAGAGATACAGAACCATGCCCTCCAATTGTAGGTACAGCTCCTATCGCTCCTGACGCCAATGGAGTGATTAGAGACATGTATGGTAAGCCTCTGTTTGATCCAACAAAGGATCTAACAGCGCAACTGACACCAGAGCAGCAAGATGCGTTGACTGAGTACAATGTCAATGCAAGGTTGGCTCAGTACAAGGCGATGGGGGAGGAAGTATAGTGAAGGTTAACAAAAATCTTGACAAGATATACTTCGACCCTGTAGCGAAGTACAAAGAAGTGCACGGATTCAATCCAGAGATGACTATCGACGATCAAATGATACGTTGGTATGATTCTTGGCAGAGTCCACCACTGACGAGATGGTTCACTCCTCAAGACGTTAAGTTCGTCGAGGACGTAGCTGTCTCACCAACTCTAACTACTCACCCAATAGAGAAGTATCATCTTCTGGACGAGTTTATGGCAAGCAGAGGGTTCAAGACTGAGATAGGTGGAACCAATCGTAGGTTCTATTCATCTATAGAGTTCCCTCAGTTTGGTGCTAAGATAAGCACCTCATTCGAAGGCTTTAAGAACAACAAGGACGAGTTCAATGTCCAGCACGTTCTGAAGCCATACTGTACTAAGGTCTACGACATTACCCAGTCTGGGGCAATAGCTTTGGATGAAGTTGGTATTAGAGTAGATAAGGATAGTATAGTAGACTATGGTGATCAGATCTTCGACATTCTTGATATAGTCTTCAGAAGAAGAAAGATTGCTATGACTGATGTGGGAATCGCAACTCCTAAGCAGTGGGTTATCAGAAGAAACTTCGGCCCAATCTTATGTGACTTCCCATCAGTAGTTATCCTTGATCCTAAGAAGTGCTATTGTACTAAGAGGATTAAAAGACATGGTATAGAGATGCCATGTAATGGTCTTATCGACTTCGATCTCGGGTTCAATAAGATGGAATGTACTGTCTGCGGACAGAAATACGAGATCAAAAGCCTTATGGCTACAAACGCAACCACAATCAACCGTAACACCACCTATGTAAAGGGTGGCTCAAACAGAAAAGGAGAGTTAAGTAATATGAGCATCGAAATTATCTTTGACACAGATGATGTAATCATCGACGGAGTAAGTCAGAAAACTAAGCAGGTAGTTACACCTAGCAGAGCATCAAGCTTTATCGATATGGAGCATGCTCCCAAAGCAGCACCAGAGAGTATCACACCTCCAGTGATAAGCGGTCCTATAGAAGCTCCTACAGCAGCCGAAGAAGGAGTAGATCAGTTCATTGAGTCTATGAATAAACTTACAGCATTCGCATCTGACAGCAACAACTTCTCTTCAGGTCTTAGAGTGATGGCAGAAGACGATGAAGATGAAGTTGAAAAAGAGGAAGAAGTTATTGACGTTGAAGAAGACGAGACAACTCCTGTAGAACATTTCGAAGGAGAAGTTATCGAAGAGACATCGTCTTTCGATGACACCGCAGTACTCAACTCCTATTCGGATACTGCTGAAGTTCTTGCTGATAGTTATAAGGGAGAGCTTGAAGGTTTAGATGAGGACGATAATAACGAAGACAATGAGGATGACTACATCACTCGTGATGAGTTTGACAAGTTTGCTACCTCAATCTATAACAAGATCAACGAGCTTGAGGGAACAGTTAACACTATCAGCGAAAAGGTTGACAACCTTACAACTGGTCTGAAAGCTATAAATGATGAATATACTGGAGATGCAACGAAGATCAATGAGAACTTCTCTGCTATCGAGGTAGATTCAAAGAGTATGAGAGAGTCAATTGAAGGAATCGATCATAACGTTACTGTTATAATTGGTGAGTTCAAAGACAGACTTATGGGACTCGAGAACGCTATCAAGGATATATCCGTTCGTGAATGCATTCTTGAAGAGTCTGATAAAGACGAACTTATCAAGGAGACAGTCAAGAGGATCATTCCTGCGCTCTTTAAGCATATCCCTAAGCTTATCGAAGAGAAACTTCAGGAGACTGTAACAGGAGAGGGTGAGTCAGAGCCTAATGTGCCTGATGACGAGGAAGAGACAGTAGAAGTTCCTATGGAAGATCCTGTAGTGATCTCTGAAAGTGACACTGCTGCTTATGCAGGAGTAGAAGACACTGTTGAAGTAAAACTCTCAGATGATGACATTCTTCTGAATAAGTATGATGAAGATGAGTCATATATCGATGACGAAGAAGAAAAGGCAAAGATTATCAAAGACGCTGCCGAGAAAGGTCAGCTGTTCCCTTGGATGATTAAGCCTGGCGATACAACGCCTAATCCTGAGAAGCAGGAATACAATTCATCAACTTTCGCTCCTCAGCCTAGAAAGGAAGGAGAAGATTGGGGTGAAGAGGAGAAGTCGTTCAGAGACTATGTCGACGAGAACTTCAATCCTGAAGAAGACGATGATGATTCAATGACCATCACAACCTCTTCAATCATCACAAACAATACACCTGTTGGTTACTATGATCCTGCTAAGGCAGCGAGAGCTAAGAAGTACGCTAACAAGCAGAACAAGAAGAACAACAGGAACAACGACTATAACGGTGGCGGTAAGAATAAGAAGAACAACAAGAAGCGTCACTAAGCATAATGTGTGGGGTGATTTTACTCACCCCCTAACACTATAGAAAAGGAGGTACTAGTATGGCACTTGCGTACTATATAAACAATGCTAACGACCTTGGAATGGTAAGACAGACTCTTACTAACAATGGACGTAATCACTTTGTTATTTTGCTTGATGATCCTATGATTGATCAGGCACAAGTTCAGGCTATGGCAGCTCAGAATGTATTGATTGGAAGTATTCTGCTTCCTGATTTGAACTGCTTTGCGTTCTTACAGAATGGAGACAGATACAACTTCGAGATCAACTATAAGATGTATCTTGTTAAGTCAGATATGACTCCAGCAATAGATGAGTTCATCTCAATTATTGCAGCTAAGATGCTCTTTGAGGATATCGACTTCATCTTCTATCAGGAGGGTGGAGACAAGATAGTGAATCCTTTAGACCCGAGAGCATTCACAAATGTTCTGTTTGATGTCTTAAGAGACTTCTATGGTATTTTAATAGCTACATTCCCACAGCCGCCTCAGGCATCCAGTATCCACCAAGCATATGTAGGACAGATACAGAACAAGGCTTATGCATACGGAATCTATCCGCTACCTCAGCAGCCACAGCAGCAGATGTTGTTCACTCCTATGTGGGGTGATCAGAGATGATTGCTTTCAGTCAATTCCCATTTGCAATAAGTACTACAGACACAATGATATTTACATTGTGCTCATATAAGGAGGGGTTCAATAGCGTAGCTATCTTGGACCCCTTCAACTATAGTAACAACTATGCTATGTACAATGATGATGCTCAGTTCAATCGTTTCTGTTATAACTTGTGGACGGCTAGTCCAGAAGCTCACAAAGCGATTGTAGACATCATGCGTTACGTTCACTATGGTAATGACGTTGTTATCTTAGTTGACTTCAGCATTCCATATGCGGAGTATCTTGCTGAAACTATGGCAGGATATCTCTTGATGATGTATGGGTGTGTAAGTAATATAGTCAAAGAACCAGAAGACATCAGTACGATCAAGGAAGCTACATTCTCTGATAGAGGATTAGAGCAGATTGAACTTGATCTCGGATGGGTTCGAGAAAACTTTGGATGGAGCGATCTTCCAAATGATCCTCCATACTGATAGGAGGGGATACGTATGAGCATATGGAAGAAGACTAACTATACTACACCACTACGGTACATTCAGACTAGCATCTACGAGTATGACATACGGAAAGCAAACATCTCCATCTTATTGAAATATGGGGCTATATCTCAGGAGACCTATAATGAGTTCCTAGTGATGGATAAACTAGAACGACAGATTAGGATAGGCCTCATGCAAAGGAACAATCCAGAACTCAAGCAAATACTTGAGACTGGTTTTGAGGAAGCTAGAAGGCTTCTTATAGAATCCAACTCTATAGAACTGGATGAGATCGTTTCGATAAAGAAAGATGCACTCTTTATCACTCGTCCACTACAACAGACCTCGTTCTCACCTATAGAGTTTGTCTTAAAGAACCGATACGACTTGTTCTTGAAGACAGAGTGTCCTAAGTTAGAATTCTTCTTCGGAGTAGCTACAGATGAAGATTCTATCATAGACGTGAAGGGTATTAAAGATGAAGCACTTCCCATTCACACCGACACTTGGATTACATTCCTCTGTACTCTCTTCGGCCACCTATTGAACGGAAGAACTGAGTCCGCTATCAACTATCTAAGTGGTATATCGAAAGAGTATATCAATAGATCACTCCCTGTCGAATGGTATAGGGAGTTCAACAGTCAGTCTCACTTTCGGATCATGCCTGGATTCGTCAGTGAGTTCACAATAGATAGGGCACCAGACCCACCATATAGGGGAGCGTTGAACATTGATTACAACTACAGCCTGTTGATGAGTCTGAATACAGTAGTCTCCGAACTGTATCTCTTGACAAGAAGGGGAGAGCACTAGGCTCTCCCCTGCCCTTATTTTTTCTTGTCCCGAAACATCTAAGTAACAATCAACACAAAGGAGGAAACGTAATGAGTACAGATCTTCTCATAAGACGTATGGATCTTATCCATACGCTTACACAAGAACCTGGATCGTCTGCACCAGCAGTCAATCACCTTACAATGGATACGTCATATCCAGTTAAGGTCAAAGGAATTATACTCAAAGAATACATAGCAACTGCTACTCTCCCTAACTTTCCATACAGTTCTTGGCATAAGGTATTTGATGTAAAGAACCAGAACAACGACTTAGTGGCAGAGTTTACCAAAGACGAATGCTTCAACTTTGATGGGGATCCACTTGACTCTCTTCCAGCAGTCGGAGACTATGTAATGGCTCTTATAGATCTCGATGCTAACAAGATCTTCATAGCTCCTACTGACGATATAGGTGGAGGATCATTCAAAGAGTTCAAAAGACAGATAATAGAAGATGATAGCTCATCACTTGTAAGTGATGCTGACCCTATCATAGATATGAAGTCTATAAACCCATTAAGCTTCTACAGATATAGTACGGCTGAAGGTTCTAGTAGTACAAAAAGACAGTATCCAGAAGAATACTATGATACTCTGAACACAGACCATACTCTTAGAAGTTCTATGCAAACCACTACGAGTAAGCTTAAGACTAAGAAAGGCAAAGCATCTGTACTGTTTCTTGCACAGAAGAAGACTAATAAGGCATACGCTACAGTTTCAAGAGATGCCGACAAAGCATACATGTACTTTGTAGACATCAACCCTTCTCAGTTGTACATATCGGACAATATAGATCCTCAGCCTACTCTGTATTGCAGTTCGATCAATAATACTACTGATGAGTCTACTCAGTATGACCTTATTTTCCCTGTAGACACAAATGCACCTGGTACAGTTAAGATGTTCTCAGTAGATCTCGACAGAGAAATAGAAGAAGTTATAAATGCTACTGTAGGCACATCATACAATCTTCTCTCAAGAGCAGCTTCAATTCAGAAGAACAACTGTATGAACTACTCTCTCATCAGGAATAATGAAGATCTTGTGATGTATCAGTTCTATCCTTATCAACCAGAGAGTGGTGATAAAGGACTTGCAATGGCTCCTATAGCAAACGTTGAAATAGATGACCTTAATCGTCTTCAGTCTAACGTAGCTGTATGTGCATTCATGACTCCTAATGGAGATTCTGGCGAATACGGATCAGTCTATGGTAAACTTGCTGGAGGATATGCTACTATATTAGCAACTCAGGCTATTATACAGACTATAGGTAATCTCTCAGAACCCTTCAGAACAAAATATGCTATACCTTACTCTTCTGATCCTGCATCTGCTTACCAGAGTATCATGGATAGAGATAATGGTTCTAATCCGCTTAGACTTACTCCATATCCTGGAGGATATTTTGAGTATATCAAAGAACTGAATGAGCTTCCTAAGTATTATCTGACTGTAGCCTTTACAGACGTTGGTACTAGCGTAGAATATATGAACCAAGGTATTAAGTTCGTTCCTGTAAGAGACGTAGATAACTACATATCTCTTACGTCTCAGAGACCAATAAGCTTCAAGATCAATGGTGTAAACACTGAGATCAATATAGAGAACTCTGACTATGCTCCATACATCACTACTCATTGGTGGAATACTGGAGCTAATGGTAGCAAGAACATTGGAATAGATATGTTCAGCAATCCTTCAAATAGTCATCTCGTGCTTGCTGGTAGCGGCAATGGCCTGTTTGGTTCTAATGACGATCAGTTCGTAGAACTCTCTTCTACAATCGATCCTTTCGACAAGACATCTGTTACACCTACTACAGATGACCGTCATTGTACAGCAACTTACTTGATGTCTGATAGCATCATTGAAGATATCAAGACAGCTACAGGTATCTCCGAAGACCAATGTAAAGAGGTTATGTTTAACTTCAGAGTTGTTCATATCGCCGAGGACATCGAAGATATTGTATACAAGCTTGATGACAGTAGTCATGGTACAACTTTCACTTCTGAAATACAACTTGATTACTCACAGGATAACGCTAAGTTTCTCATAGGAACCAATCTTGCTACTCCAAAGTACACATTCGAGTACGAGATATCTAACTTTGATGTGGTACCTCACTTCATCAACAACTATGGTGACACAGGTAGAAACTTCTTCTCAGTACGTAAGCTTCATGTAGAGTATCCTCACATGGTTAACTTTGATACTAAGGAAATACTTTATGAACGTGTTACTGTATTCATACTCCAAGAGTTCATTCGTGCTGAGTTTGCCGCAAATGGTAACCCTGGACAGATAATACGTCCTATCAGTGTAGTACAGAATCTTGGTGTAGATGAAATGCACATAGATTCCTTCCGACTCTTTGAGGATAGAGAGTTTACTACAGTAGTAACTAAGACTATGTATGAGGCTTATAAGACTGCTGCAGTGGATAAGACACTCTATTACTACACTGGTCAGGATGATGATGCACATAAGACTTATGGTTGGTACGAGAGATCTATCACACTTCACTTTACTCCTGCATCTCCTGGTTCTACAGATGTACAACAGAACGATGTATTCTATCAAGAGAATCTCGTTCAGCATATATGGAACGCTTCAACAAGTTCTTGGGAGAGTGTTACTTGTGATAGAAATAAGTATATCATAAGACCTAGAGGTGTAAGACTGTTCCCATACTCTGTGGCTCAAGTTGTTCCTTCATCAATAGCATTCTATCAGCCTAGCTGTCCTTATCCAAGAGTACCTAGGATGAATGAGTTCCCTCCTCGTCCAGATACACAGTACGGAATCGACTTCCAGAAGTGGTTTAAGACTATAGACTGTTGGAAACTCTTCGACAGAAATGAGTCTACTGCTCTTGAGAAGATGGCTATGTACAACAGAGGTATCGACGAGAAGTTCATCTATACTGATGCAAGTAAGACTAAGTACAGAAGTCTGTATGATTTCATGTATGATCTCTTTACTAAGGATATAGGTAATGGACAGGGTAAAGCCAAAATCACAGATCAAAATAGAAACTTTGAAACTATCAATACTAAGATGAGCTTCTTTGATGCAAACACTGCGATCACTTGGCAAGCAGAGAACTCATATTCTACAACAGCAATGTATGAGTTCAATGTAACATCAGATCATCCTCATGGTGGTATAGATACATTCCTCAGAGACAAGACTGATCCTACTATAGACTACTCAGTAAATGAGGCTAACAGAATCAATGTGGCTAAAGTTACTACTGGTCTGAAGAAGGTAACTGCACTTTCGCTAACTGATGAGAATGGTGATAAGCTTCTTCTTACTGGTACTGGTGTAGATCTTATTGAAGCTGATACTATCAACTGGAAGGATCTTCTGTTAGGACTTAGTTCTAATAGAAGTATAGACATAGCTGGTCCTCTTGCAGGAATGAAGCGTTATGCTAAGTCTAATCGTAAGTTAGAAGAGCATAATAGACAAGCTACAACTGGTTACGCTATGATCTACAACTCAGACGGTACAAGTACTGGTATGGCTATCGAAGGTTACGATAGATATAACTGGGCTAAGGCGTTCTGGTCAGACTCAATGATTATAGACATCTCTACACTTCCAGCATACTGGTATATCGATGCTAACACTGGATCTATGGGTAAAGAAGTAGATACAATACTTCCTGTTATCTGTCCTATCTTAGGAGCATCATTCAAGGGACTTACTGACATAGCTGCTGACTATCTTACTGGAGATTCTGAGCCTGTAAGGTATGAAGCATTCATGTTTAAGGTAGTTAAACAGTCTCATGATGCTACAGGAATAGCATTCGACGAGGTTAATACTGAAGACGGACTTATAGAAAGATTAGCAGATATGTCGCTGACTGCTCCTATAGTATTCATAGCTGGATATCCAGCTCGTATAGAGATAGACACTGCTAATCACAGATTCTATATCAAGTCTGGATTCCAAGAGATACTCAACAGAAAGGTCTTCTACCACTACATTGCTGAAAGGGAAGAGACTACTGGTTCTGTAGAAGGAAGAAAGGCTCCTCTTGCACTCGGATTCTTCAAGATCTCTGGTCACCATTCATCTTCTGCAGCTTCTAAGATTAGCTCAGTATTCAATACATCGGATACCAAGTTCTCAAATGATTACGTTGATGGTCTTTACTATGCAACGGCGGAGGAAGGAATCCTTAGATCAACTACAAGAGTACTCACATTTAGATGGGATGACACTCTCACTATATCTGGTACTGATGATGGTAAGGTTCCGATATACAATCCTTCTGCTTCAGGATACTCAGGACTCTACACTGACACTACTATTGACAGTAATGATGGTAAGGAGTTCGTTTGTGTATTTGATGCTAAGGGAAGAATCACTTCTATGACCGTTGTAGGAGATGATCCTTCATTCTAAGCGATATTTAGGGGTCTACAATGTAGGCCCCTAAACATTCATATAATATTAACCGCAAAGGAGGTTACACTATGTACAGAGGTATAGACGTCTCATACTTCCAGGGCAATGTAAACTGGAATGCTGTAAAGCAGTCTGGTATTGACTTTGTCATCATACGCGCTGGATATGGTAGACTTATCTCACAAAAGGACAGGAAGTTCGAAGAGTACTATGCTGGTGCTAAAGCTGCTGGACTCATGGTTGGTACTTACTGGTATTCTTATGCTATGTCTGCTGCAGAGGCTCGCATAGAAGCTGACTGTTTCCTTCAGGCTATAAAGGGTAAGACATTCGACTACCCTCTCTTCTACGACGTAGAGGAAGGAAAACAGAGAGGCATTGTGAATGAGATCATTCCTGCATTCCTTGAAAAGGTTAAAGCTGCAGGATATTACGTAGGTCTCTACACATTCTACGACATGTCCAAGGTAATATCCACCCAGATCAAGAACACATACGATGTCTGGATCGCTCATGTAGGAGTAAACAAGACTCCTTATACTGGTCATACTATATGGCAGTATAGCTGGACTCTCAGGATTCCTGGAATCGTAGGAGAAGTTGATGGAGACTACTGCTATGTAGACTACCCTGCAAAGATCAAGGGTGCTAAGCCTGTAGTAGAGCAGCCTAAGGAAGAGCCTAAGACTGTTCAGCAGCCTACTCAGACACCTACAACCAACCCGAATCTTCTCCAGCTCAACAATACTCCTCTCTACACATCGTCTACTGCTAAGAATGCTTCTGGCACCAAGACTGGAACATTCTACAAGTATGATGATAAGGTAGTCAACGGACGTATTCGTATCACCAACTCGGAAGCTAATATAGGAAAGACTCCTATTGGTAACTACGTTACTGGTTGGATAGTTGCTCCTACATCTGCAACAGCTCCTGTCCAGGAAGCTAAGAAGGAAGAGACTGCATCATCAGCACTTACTATAGCAGCAGGTCAGAAAGTTAATCTTTCCAGTGCTGATCTCTACACATCGTCTACTGCTAAGAATCCTTCTGGTAAGAAGTCTGGTACTTTCTATCTCTATGACAGCAAAGTACTTAACGGACGCATCAGAATCACCAATACTCTTAGCAACGTAGGCAAAACACCTATCGGCAATTATGTAACTGGTTGGATCTCAGTATCTGACATCAAGTGACATATATACGGAGGGGGGCAATAGCCTCCCTCTGTCATTGCTGCTCATTACTCCCTCCGTAACCATTCTATAATCACTTTAAAGGAGGGACTGTTTATGTCTATCAATAAGGCTCATAGCTTCATTGACAAGAACGGTAAGGATTCCTTTATCCGTTTCTGTATGAAGCGCATGGGGTATATACCAACACACGGTTTTGACTCATATGAAGATCAGCATGACATTTGTGTTAAGCTGATGGAACGCTACTTCAAAGCCAAATCTACTCCCCAACTTCAAAAGATCATCATTGATAAGCAAGCAAGTCTGTCATTCTTTAGGGATGATTTGTGGGGAATAGTGAGATTGTTCATGTTCATTAAGGGGTATAACATCGGACTTCATTGTGAGTTCGATAAGGACGTGTTCAAGGCGCTACAAGACTTTAGAAAGATTCATTCTATCTACGTCAGACCTCTCAATAGCGATATTGCTGTATCATCAGAGGAATTACTCGCTATCATTGACGTAAAGAAGACAAGTGTTAAGGAATCTGAGTAGTACTTTACACCACTCACAACACTATAGTGAGCGGGATGTTGACGGATTCGTCCCGCTATCGGATTATTTAACACATTCATTTACTCATTTCTAGCTATCGGTTCAATCATGTATTGCCTATTGAGCCCTCGGTTGTCGTTTGGCGTAGCGACATCCAATCTTCAAGTGGTGCTTGATTTGGCTCTACCGAACCCTTCACCCCCTTTGAGGAGGCTTAACAGGCCTCCTCCTCTCTTTTGCCTCAAACTATCTTATAATACGTGCTTAAAGGAGGCATAGATATGAATGAGACATTAGACCTCACTTATATGGGCAATGGACAGCCATTCCCTGATGTAACAGCATACCTTAATAACGGCAACCCTACGTTGTGTTCTCCTAGCTCACCATATGAACTCCCTATGATGCAGACTAAAGACTCAATGGTTGACGTAGACCTCTATAACAGATTCATACATAGTGTTATCAATCTCTTCAGAGGCCTTAGATTCTATAAGAACTATAAAGCATACTTGATGGAGATGGGTCTTGACCACTGTCAAGTACTGCACAATATCGATTCGAACATGGCTACGTTGGAGATGAACCACTGTATTCTTACAATCTTTGACATTACAGTTATGATCACCGAACACTTTCTTAATACCTATGGTTACGTATCGGTACCTCACGTAGTAGCAGAGCTCAGATTCGCTCATGCAAACAACATGGTACCAATAGTTATGATGAGTAAGACAGTGCATCAGCTCTATCATAACGCTGATAACTTTTATACTCACCCCAACCAGGTGTTTGGAAAGTGGACAGAACTCTTCAAGAGATACTATAATGGCATAACTCCAGACATCTGTACTAAGGTGCTCTATTATATACGTACAGCTTACGAAGAGGGAGACTCGGTAGACGATGGTCTTCTCGAAGTAGCTGAAGAAGTAAAGAATTGGAGTGAAAGAACTTATGCCAGCCATATCACTACACTTCCTGCTCAAAGTCCTTATTGTTTTTAGTATGATCTACCTCCTGTCATTCAGGAGTATAGTGAAGAAAGCATTACTAGCATGGGCTAAAAGCAAGGATAGTCAGATAGCACTTGAAAGATACAAGCATATCACCACAATCGACATCGATAACAAGATAGATGAGAAGCTTGATCTTGTAGTAGAGCAATGTTTTGAGGAGTTCACTATCCTCAATATTGCTTACAAGAGTGACTATTATATCAAAGAAGAGGAAGAGATACAGATCAACAAGGACATCTGTACTCTTGTATCGCAAAGACTTTCAGAAGCTCTCTATGAACAGCTATGTATCCTCTACAATGAAGAGGCTATTACCGATATCATAGCTAAGAGAGTATACTTTAGAGTGACCAACTTCGTTATGGAGCACAATGGTCAAACAGGTATATAGGATAGGAACAAGTGAGAGGGATGCACTAGGCATCCCTCCATTTGCGTCATTCGCGCTACCCTCAACATCTCAGTAAAATCAAACTAGAGAAAGGAGTGCACTGCTATGGGCGGACATTACTCGTTTCAGTATGACATGAAGTTTACTGATAACCCCTATATCGACCTTGTTGTCAGAGATACCAAGAACATGGCTATCAACTCCGTAGTCAAGAATGAACGAGATGCTCTCAAACATGAGACACTTGAGTCTCGTAGAAACTCTGATGAGCTGATTCGATACAAGGCTGGTCTTATCAAAGAGTCAGACTATCTCGAAGAAGCTTATGATGAGCTGAACAACTACTATAGACAGCTTAATGGCCAACAGCCATACCCTGAAACAGCAGAGGTAAAAGAATGGATAACCACTCATGACTATCATGGCGTTATCTCTGCAGATGAATACGATGCTCTCATGCAAGAGCTGAATGCTACTAAGTATGTACCTCTCCAAAGATATAAGGATGAAGGCTACATAACTAGAGAAGCAAACCTTACTGTCTTTAACAATGTAGGTATTGGATACTATGATCCTGATACTGGAGATTATGATCCTGATGTGGTAAACAAGTATCAGTACATACATGAGATCCAGAAGGATTACAATGCTGAAGGACCTGATGGTGAATTAGCCAGAAAGATTCTTGACTGGTTAGACCCTGATCTGGATCCTGCAGATAACCAAGCCTGGGAGATCTATAGAGATGTCTCAGAGATTGGTGAGAACTCTAGACGTAATATAAACATACTCGACATCATGAAGCAGGACTATACTGGTCCTGACTTTAAGTATCTTTATCACCTTAGAGAGAAAGCTATCGATCCTTATACAGCTCGTATAGCACCAGACTTCTCACTTCTGTATTGTCCTAAGCCTACACTTAAGTTCGGAGCTACCAATACAGAGTTCCCTATCTACTATAAGTTCCTCCGTTACTTTGACCGTAACAGAGAGTACACTATCACTACTATGTATAGTGATGCTTATGCTGTTGGTAGTGAGCACTATGAAGACGTTCTTATCATCTTCCTTCTCATACAGACGATGATAGATCTCATCGCTGAAGTACAGGAATATATCATCAATAAGGACATCTTCGATTCACGTACTATTCGTTACCTCTTTGAGTCTTATGGTATTGAGTACTATAAAGAGATCCCTATGAACTATCAGATCAAGCTAATAAAGAACATCAATGAGATTCTGAAGTATAAGAGTACTAACAAAAACATCATGGATATCAAGAACCTCTTTGGCAGAGATGACATAGAGATCTTTACATACTGGATTCTGAAGACTAAAAAGAAAGACAGAGCCAACTTCAAGTACTATACTGAAGATGACATAGGACAACCAATATGTCCTGGTAGTAACATACCAGTCACTGAAGACATGATAGGACTTGAGAAGTATTATGAAAACTATGATCTAGCCTTCTTAAGAGTTCCTATAGAAGATCAGAATGCTGATAAGTATATAGAGAATGCTTCTCTCCGTAGGTCATATGATACTATTACTAGAGAAGATCCCTTCTGGGATGGACTCTCTAGAGATGAGATTATGTCTGAAACTGAGAGGGATAACTATCATCAACGTAAGACCAATGAAATTCTTACTCAAGACTTCTCTTGTGAGAGGACTAAGTATATCTGTGTAGACTCTGCTATAGATAGTACAAAGTATCTCTATCAGACTATGTACTTCATGAATATGGTCTTTGATGCTATGACTAATAGTGATGAGATCCTTAGAGCTACAGATGCTCTTATGGTAAACATAGATACATTCATCTCACCTAACCAAGTAAGATTGAATGATCTCTTGGCACTTATGATAGCTCTGAGCTATCTATACAATGGAGTAGAGGCAGACAATATAGCTAGCTCTATGGAAGCTAACATGACTATCAATGGCTTTGACTTCTCTCAAGACTGGAGTCAAGTATATGATAGAATCATAGACCTCTTCAATACCTATTCCAACTACACTCAGCCTGGTACTGGAGAGAAAGTATATCTTGATGACGTACTAGAGAACCCTGAACAGTTCTTTGAGTATGTAGAAGAGGGAGTAAAGATCAGAGAGAATGCATTCCTCTGTGGTCGATACGAACCTAATGCTATAGATCCAGGAAGTAGAATCTTCCAAGACCTTAAGAACCACAAGATAGATGACTTCTTTGAGGGATTCTATGAGATATCATACCTTGATGGAGGAATCATCAAGAAGAAAGCTTACTTTAAGGTACACGATGATGCTACTGCTGAAGGACTTTGGAGTAAAGCTCATCCTACAAGCGTACACAATGCTGTAGTAGCTGGAAAGTACGATCCAGAAGATGTCTTCCCTATAGAAGACACCACTAGATTTGGTCATATCGTTGATATCTCTTATCATCCGTACGAGTTTGTTAGAAACACTGAAGCTGACTTCATGAATGCTTACCATACGAATGATGAAGATCCTACAGCTATTCAGACCATTCAGACATTCGAGAAGCTTAAGGAGATCTACTATACTAATGTAAAGCTCCGTGAGCATCTTGTATACATGATGAAGCATGCTGAGTCTAAAAAAGAATACGATGTCTATAGAATACTCTATGAGTCATTCATGGAGACTCAGAATGACTTCACTTTCTTTACTGTAGATGAAGAGGGTACTCCTCATGTAGCTGAGACTTACTATGAGTTCCTCAGTGATCGTGATGCTCATCTTGCAGATATACTCAATACTGCTAGAAACTATAGTTCTATAGATGACAGACGTACTTACATTAACCAAGTGTGCGAGTATGTTGTCTATGCGCTTGAGGCATACTTTGACTCTAGTGAGTGGGTATACCTCTACAATCTTATCCCTTCACATAACCAAGAGTATGTAAGAGACTGGATTGTTAAGATAATCAACTTCTTCAAGTCTTGGAAGACACAACTCATTGATACATCATCTGTATTCTCTATAGATGATGATTCAGATACTACAGGTAACCGAGTACACATACTCGATAACCTTAACAAGAATGGAGCACACTTCTTCTTCGAGAAGTGTTCGACATATGACACTCCTGTATTGAAGTCTACCTTTGGCTTTAGAGACAAGGTTGACATTACAGAGAGAGTTAAATTCTTCCGTAAGTACTCATACTATCAGACTACAGAGCTTGACTTCATCTATGCTATTGAGAATGGCGAAGTTCGTCTCATCCGCTATATCTCTAACTACAACAAGATTAGACTCCCTGAAGAGATTCAGGGCTATCCATGTACAATGATAGATGCTACATGCTTCATGGCAGATGTAGTAATAGAGTGTGAGATTCCAGACTGTTACCGTACAATCGTATAAGGAGGTATACTAATGAATAAACAGATACACGCCTTTGATGTAGAACATAAGACAAGTGATGCTGCTGCAATCAAGGGTACAGACATTATACTTAAAGAAACTGGTACTGGTAAGATTCTCTTCAGAGGATCAAACAAGGTACTCGTCTCAGGATCAGAGATAGCTGCTAAGAAGGCTATACTCTTCGATCCTACATTCGACCCCACATCGTATGATGAACAGTTCGCTGGCATAAAGAGCTATGACTATGCTTTCAGTACATATCATACAGCATTCAATGAGCCTAATGATAAGAGACTCATGGGTTCATCAGACACAACTAATCCTCTTAGTGTATTCGGTGGAGACTCTGGTACAGTATATGCCAATGCATCAGATGCACTCAAGACAGTATATGAATACTTCACTAAGAGAATCTGTCTCTTCGCTGTTGGTTTTGACGGATGTGGTATAGATAACTCAAGAGTATTCAGAGTGTCTAATACCAAGTGGATTGCTCCATATGGATATACTAACTACACTATCATCGATGATCCTGGCATGATCAATGATGAAGCAGTAGACAACTGTCTCGTACCGTTTAAAGTAAAGGCAGCCAACAGTGACCTTGGAGCTACAGATAGAGGAATCTACTTCGGTCGTTGTACTACAGGTACATCACCTAATCAGTTGATATCGTACTTCTTCAAGGCTTTCGATACAAACCCAATCATTCACTATAGATGGGCAGATGGTTCTGGCATCATTGACTCTGCTACAGATATCTTCAGAAGCGATAAGATCTCTGATGCTGATGTGGTAGTAGAACTTCATATGACTATCTCTGCATCAGATTGTAGAGAGTACTTCAAGAACCTTGATGCTCTAAGTTCTGCTAGAATCAACAGCATCTCACTTTGTACAGCAGTACCATATCTTGGTAAGGATGCTTCGGGAGATGCAGACTACAAGAAGTTCTATCAGGACATCAGACCATTCACCAAGTTCAACTTCCCTAATGAATCCCTCTCTGACACTTCTAAGGGAATTGAAATCTCCTACTACTTATACTTCTAAAAAAAGAAAGTTGTAGTGGAAGAGAGAAACAGGGGACTCATACGAGTCCCCTGTAATTTTCCTCTAAGAAGGAGATAAACTTCTTTACTTCCTTCCTTATCAGCTTTTCTTCCTCTGGCTCATCCTCAGATAAGCATTCGATTTCTTCTTCGAAATCGGAGAGCCTGCTCATGAATGAGTCATTCTTAATTCTTGGGTTCTCTGACACTATGATATAAACCTGATACATCGTGCGCCAGGTCTCTATTATCATTCCGCCGTGTTCGGCGATGAAACTATATACAGTTTCATCATCATTAGCTGTATAAGCCTTGAGTACATCATACAGCTCTTTTACATATTTTGGTGCTTTTATCATATAAAGTCCTCCTTCTACCAAACAGATCCGTTTGGCTTTGTATACCTTAATGATATGCAACCAACCTTCAGTTTAACGATAACAGATAGTCGGTGGGATTGCTCCCACCGACATTATCTTATGTTCCGAATGCTTCACCTGGATCCATCTTGATATACTTATCTGTAGAGTCATGGAAAGCTTTCATTGATATCAGCTTTACACATGATGCGAGCTGAGGAGATGCTGTACCGACATTCTTTACTCCAAGTAAGTAGAAGAGATCTCCAGCACACTTGTTACAGATCTTCTTACCCTTACACATAGAAGCGAATCTCATCTTTACAGTCTTACCTCTATACTTATCCATATTAGTACTATCGAGACGAACCAGTTTGCTCCCCTCTACGATGTATGAGTACATCATCATTCTCATACGTGTATTATCGAGGGTTATCTGGATAGTCCTCGTGGTACCGCAATCTGAGCCTTTCTCGTCAAGTACGACGTGCTGGGTTGCACCCAAGAAGAGCTTCTCAGAGTAGCCTCCTGCAGCTGTATTCTTTGCACGAGCATAAGGACCTGCTGCAAGAGAGTTAGCCATAGCAGAATAGTCTTCCTTACTTACACCTTCCATATAGTTAGAAGTGATAAGGTTGTAGCCCTTAGTAGGGTCTGCATCTTTCTGAGCTCCCTTGATGACATACATGTTCTTGAAGTTGTTACCCCAGTCTGCACCAGCACCAGAGTTGATACCATCCATACAAGGATCACCATCAAGCTTCTCTTTACAGTAGTCAAGCAGCTCTTTCTCAATCTTGTTCATTGTAAGAGCATCTCCAGCAGCGAGTTCTTTCTCGTACTTCTTGAAGAGCTCTTTCTTCTTAGGCTCTATAGTTTTACCGATAGTAAGCATTGCCTCTGATGTAGTAGGACAGATGATGGTACTGTATGGCATCATCTTCTGCATAGCATCAATCATTCTCTTATATTGAGGAACAGTGAGTCTCTCTTCCAGTATAGCATAAGAGAGTTTTGTTAGAAGGCCCTTAATGACCTTCTTTGTTACAGGTACATTGATGTATCCAGATTCTTCGAACACTCCACTCCATGATAGACATCCCTTATTGAAGAGCCAAGCTCCGATAGTAGTAGTGAATACGTTCTTGTTGTTATGGAAAGTTCCCTTCGGAACCTTGAACCAATCGTATGGGTGGAATCTTACCTTACCGTTGAACTCTCCGAAGTACTCCATTGCTATAGATAACTTCAGACAATCATGATCACTCAGATTCAGTATCTCATCGAGATCTTCCTTCTTAGTGATCTCCTTAGCGACACGTTTGACAGCCATGTATAGACCTCCTTGTTTCAAATTCATTACTTAATTGTTCAACCAGTCAATAATGGTTAGACTTACATACTATAGTACCGTAAGGAGGTAGAATTATGGCGACAGTCGAACTGATTTTCGAGGATGGAGAAGAACCCAAGAAGCCGCAACAGCAAGGGTATGTTCTTCTAAGTTCTGTAGACCAAGCTACGAGAGACAAGATGCTCTCTAACTATAAGCCACCTAATATAAAGAAAGAAGAAGATGAAGAACCACCTGAGATAGTGAAGTCTAAGGTGATAGTCATCAATAGTATCAAAGTTATTGCTGAACAAGATACAGAAGGTAACTTTACCTTTGAGATCAAAACAGAGTTCGGCAAGTTATCAGACGGCTCCTCAATCGAAGGCATCGATATCACTGCGAACGAGGATATCGAGTTCGATGAGAATATGACGCTAAAGAAGTTAAACACAATCGTTCGTAGATGTGGAATACTTGAGAAGTATGGTGAGTACTTCGTTCCCGATCCAGAGATCGTAGTAAACTCATACGAGATCTCAGTAAAGAAGCAGTATAGATTCTTCGAAGAGTTCAACGATGGTATTCAGACTGTTAGTGAGATCTTCGAGTAGTAGGAAGTTATGGAACCCGTAACGATTCTATAATATAACACAAGGAGGAATCTAGCCCATGTTAAGCGACTACCAAAGATACGAAAAGAGGACAACTCTTTCCGTAATACCCGTATCATCAAATCCCAAAACAAGACAACAGTATAGATATGAGACGTCTCTTGAACTAATAGACCTTGATAAAGAAAGAGAAGCTGACCTTATGAGAGGCAAAGGTATGATCATCGAGAAGCGTCAGGATATCAAGAAAGACCTTAAGTCAGACAAGAGTATCTTCTCTTCATTCTTCGGTCCCACACTGAATGATCAGGATGCATACTCTAACCGTTACAGATGCAAGTGTAATCATCTCAATGGTAGATTGCACTATGGACAGATCTGTGAGTTCTGTCATCAGCCTGTAGACTATATGGGTGATGACTTCGAGAAGTTTGGATGGATCTGTATAGACGAGAAGTATTGTCTGATTCATCCTAATATGTTCAAGTCTATCTCTGCATTCATTGGTGCTAAGGAGTTTGATGCAATCATAGACAATGATGATAAGATAGATGTAGATGGTAAACCTATTGAGGTGAAGCCTAGTAAGAGTAGCCCATTCGTAGGATTGGGTATACTTGCATTCCGTGATCGCTTTGACGAGATCATGGAGTTCTATAGAAACAAACATGTTAAGAAACCAGAGAAGATGGAGTACTATGAACACATCATGAAGTATAAGGACATTGTGTTCACTCACTCTATTCCTGTATACACTACACAGTTGAGACCGTTCAATCTTGACGACAGTCAGTTCAACTTTGACGGTAACAACTCTCTATACAATATACTTGCAGCTCAGGCTACAAGAGTCAATCGTAACCAGCTTGTCTCTAGACGTACTGGTAAGCCTGCTAAACAGATCCTATATAGAATGCAGTCTAAGTGGATGGAGATCTATGCAGATCTCGAGAAGCAGCTCTCTCATAAGAAGGGACTTGTACGTTCTACTATAGGTGGTAGATATAACTTCTGTGCTAGATCGGTAATCGTTCCGAATAGTGATCTTGAGATAGATCAGGTTATACTTCCATATGCAACTATGGTAGAACTCCTTGAGTTCAGAATAGTTAATATCCTCTCAAAGACTATGCCTCGTCACATTGCATATCAGAAGTGGTTCATGGCAACTATCAATCCAAGCAGAGAGATCTATGACATTATGATGAACATAGTTAACTCCGAGTATGTCGGAGTACTTATCAATCGTAATCCGTCTATCTGGTCTCTGTCAGTTCTTCAGATGCAGGTAGTAGGAATCCACTTCGATTCATATGCTATGTCCCTGCCACTTGAGATCCTCTCTGGACTCAATGCAGACTTCGATGGCGATACTCTGAACTGTATGTACATCATCAATCAGGAGTTCCTCAAGGCATGTATGGAAGTATTCAACCCACGTTACGTTGGACAGATCTCCAGAAACACTGGTCTGTTTGAGACTAATGTATCTCTTCAGACTAACAATCTCATCTGTCTCAACAGCTTTGTTAATCTGTCTATGGATGCTTATGATCAGAATGATCTCGATGATATTCAGGCTTGTCTCGATCTTGAGCCTAAGGTTGCATAGATGTAAACAGACCTAATGGAAGGGATGGCTCGTTCCATCCCTTCTTTTTTGTTAACATATGAGTAAAATAGCAGCGGTGCTGTTATGAAATTCTCCTTTTGATGAGTATACATATACTCCAAACTAATCAAGAAAGCGAGGTAAACACACTATGGCAATGCCTAAGAACAAAGCAGTTGAGGTTGTAAGAATAGCTGCAGACCCTAAGATGGCTACTGACCAGATCAACGATGCTATCAAGGCTATCGAGGATGCTGAGGGTACAGATGTTACAGTAGAGGCTCTCTACTCTGACACAGTGATCCTTACCTATGCTCCTGCTGGTGCTGAAGCAAAGGAAGGCGGTTCAGATATCGACGACAATGGCGGCGATGACAACGGCGATGACAATGCTGATGATAACGGCGGCGAAGGCTAATCCTTAACAGAACACACAGTCCCCAGGGCAAACGCTCTGGGGGCTTCTACTGACAAAAAAGAATTGCCCGAGGAGAGAACCACTCTCCTCGGACTGTCATGTTTTTTGTATTTGAGAACCTATAGTTTGTTACGTGTGATTGGGTTTCTCTCTTAGTGCTTGTGCTTGTTTCAATACGCCGAATTAGCGTATCCTATAACTGTCTCTGCATACCAGCTGTAGCTTCCTGCAGCGTGGCCGTAGTAGCCAGTATTATAGCCTGCCAATGCATCATAAGTAGAGCCATTGCCGTAATATCCATAGGCTCCGCTAAGGCAGTAAAGTGATATCTCCAAATTCTGGTATGGGTCGGAAGCCCAATCCCAATAGCCATTACCAGTGGAGTTGTTGTAGCTCTGAGCAGCTACTGGTGTGATACCGCATAAGTTTGCACATGCGGTTCCCATTGTTGACTCTGCCATCATGACACCGTACATGACAGAAGGGTCTATTCCATAGTCTGCACAGCGGTCATAAAGATACTGTGCATCAATCGGACTATTGAAAGTCCATCCGTTAATAGTAACGGATCCATTGCCTCCTATGATCTGTTCATTATAGTTCTGAGGCTCTGGATGTGGTTCTGGAGCTACTGGTTCAGTCTCTACCACCTGTTCGGTTGTTGTAGCTACTGTAGTAGTCTCTGTGGTTGTGGTGGATGTAGTCGAAGTAGACGTACTTGTTGTAGTCTTCTTCGTGGTTGTTGATGTAGAAGTTGTCATAGTGGTTGTTGTTCTACACTCTGTAGAAGTAGTAATAGACTCACCTTCTGCAGTCACCATATCGTTCTTAGTATCGCTACTGAAAGTTACCAGCAGGACTATGACTGATACGAGTGCTGCTACAAAGATAGTAGCTATCACCCTTCTATTCTTTCTTGCATCCATATTCATTGTCAATCTCTCCTTTCAAGATTGCTTGGTTCTCAAGGATACATGACAATAATATATAGTTGTAGCGTCAGTTAAGATACAGATAGTCCCCTACCCGTTAAGGTAGGGGACTCTGTCGCTTCATTCTTCATTCTTCTTTTCCTGATAGTCTGCATAATCAAGTACAGGGATGATCTTGAGACTTTCATCTTTCATCACTTCGATGATAGATTCCATCTCTTCCTCCGTTTTCGTTGTAGCGAATTCAGAGATGATGATACCAAGCATGTTATTATCATCATCATATAGTGCAAGGAATCCTGCCGATAACACTCCAGCCGACTTAAGCATATTCTTAATAGCTGGGAAGCGGTCATCTTCCTCGTTGTTAAGTATATACCCAACCTGGCTAGAAACAAGATAACTTATACTCTTGTCGAATGTGCTCAAAGGTAATCCTTGGTGTTGTAGGACTTTTCTTGCGACTAATGTTCCCCGTTTCATGACTTCTGTTAGACATGATATTTTGATGAATGGTAGACCGTGACTAGTGTTAGTACCATTATGAAATACATACACTGACGTTCTATCTGCATTCAACTTGTCCGCTAGAACTTCTAATGTGGATCTGATAGGGATAGACATCTTGATAAAGATATCGACGAGCTCTTTATGCTCTTCTTTATCTTTCGTCTTCTCTTCTTTGGAGCTTGCTAGATTGTCAAGGATTGCCTCGAACATCGTTTGGTTCTGAGTCTGAATTAGATTCTGAGTCTTCTGATAGGACTTCAGCATGATTACCATCACAGCAAGTATTATCACTAAGAACACTGCAGCTATAACAATCAATGCACCATACCTATTTATCAACTCAGCGTACCTCTCGACAGTATCTGGAGAGGTTGCTTCATTAGCAATTTCAGTTGTTGTAGACATTTGACACTTTCATCTCCTTTCGTAGATTATAGTATAGTTCTGACAGTAAAGTGTGGGTGGATTTCTCCACCCACATCATCGTCATGATTTAAACAATCTCCACCAATCGTCGTCTCCAGCTTCTTTGTTGATATTGTAGAGTCTCTGAAGTATGACATCGTTTCTAGGATACTTTACACCTACGAAGTCATCTTCATCCATATCGCTTGTAGATACTGGGAAGAGAGTCTCTAGCTTATCTATAGGAAGATTGTAGAGCATCCTGTCAAGTATAGACAACTTGTTGTAAGACTCAAGAGACTCGAATGGAACTATGTTTACTTGATCTGGTGAGTGAGAGAGTCCATCCTTAGAGAACACGAAAGAGTTGATCTTGTAATTATCCTCGAAGTTGAGAAGCTGTATAGGATAGTGCTTAGTCTCTTCATTGTTTAGAATGTCAAGAGGTTGCAAGAACTTAGTGATTCTCATGGTAGATGTAGAGACATCGTAGATATGGTCTATATCCACCTTCTTACCATTGACAAAGATAAACATTGAGTTCTTATTGCTGAAGTTATAGAGTGGAGTAGTAAGTTTGATGAAACCCTTCTGATCTGCAGGGAGATAGTTGTATGATTCAAGATTTGAATAGTCTTCTATTATACCTTCTATCTCAGGCTCTGGTGTCTTGTATTGACCGAAGTTCTCTACATAGCTATTGATATTAGTAAGTATCTCTGGTATGTAGAAGATATCGAGAGAGTCACCCTCTTGAGCATTAGGTGTATCTATATAGATCTCATACTTAAAGAGAGGTGTACCATCTACAGGTCTAGACATTACACTACCATGAGGTATAAGACGTCCATTCTTGAAAACCATGAACTGGTCATCGTTTACACAAGTAATAAACTCTTCTGGAAGTTCTATTCTGTTAACTTCTTGAGTTACGTCGACGTGGAAGTACCTAAACTGGCGCTTTGAGCACAGTGTAATATCCGCAGGAGCGTTCAATTCATCATTCGCGGGTAAAGTACCTGTTCTCTTGTTCAAACCGTCTTGTAGCCAGAATCCACCTATACCAGACCACGCAAATGCGTAAGCTCCTATAGACTCAAGAGTAGTTGGTGCGTAGAAAATTATAGTTAATGCTGTACATCTAGCGAATGCATATGCATCTATAACTTTAAGTCCTTCTGGGAAGTAACCATCTGCTTCTCCATTATAACGTCCTATTTGTTCAAGCTTAGTACAGTCTTGGAAAGCAGACATACCGATATATTCAAGAGAAGATACATTATCCTCATGCTCGAATCTGACTCTACGAAGTCTTTGACAATCAAAGAACGCACAGTTCTCTATTCTCTTGATAGACTTAGGTAGATCAATGTTTCTTAGAACGTTAGTTTGAGCGAATGCATAAGGCTCTATCACTTCGAGTGTGTCATCAGCATTGATAGTTATAGACAGTCCAGTAGGAGCTGAACTCTTTATATACTTAACGTATCTGAAAGCTTCTCTTCCGATAATATGAATCTCTTCAAGATTGAATGTAGTAATCGTGGCTCTGAGAGACAGAACGATATCAACGAACTCTTTAGTCAGTGTGAAGTTTGAACCAGCACCATAGACGGTAAGTTCGTTGACATTGTTAGGGATAGCTTCTCTAATCGCTTCTTCAGAAGCTCCACAATATACTCTTGCAGTTGCCATATGTATTCACCTCCTTATTCTTCTTCTTTGTGTATGGTATAGTAAGCAGGAGGATTTTCTGCAGCACAAAGAATATGGTTGATATTAGTACCATAGAACCAGCTATTGTCTTTAGCTACCTGTATGATACCATGTACATCTCCTTCAAAGACTGTATGGCTATTACTCATCTTGGAGCAGAATGCAAAGCAGTGAGAGCCAAGACCTGGCTTAGCTTTATACTCAGCCATTCTATCTGGGTTAGGATCATTGCTAGAGAAACGTACACTTCTTGAGTTGAGGAAGTTGCTTATGAGTGGTTGAATGAAATACTCTCCACCACCTTGACGAGATACTCTATGAAGACCATTGAGTTTGTAGTCCTCCATATACTTGAATACACCATAGTAATTATAGGTAGGATCGTTATGGTGAGCTTCATATGAATAGATATGATAGTAGAGAGGATACTTGGTTACAGTAAACTGAGCATCAGTGTTCTGCTTGATTCTCTCTTTATATGGGTTAGTGTCGATGATGTTTGTCATTACCATGAGGTCTTCTGGTGCGAATACAGAAGTATCGCATCCGATTACCTTACCCCAAGTAGTTTGACCCATTATATGTCCAGCACTGCAGTACATAGTAGCACGATTATCGTCAGTGTTGTTGTGATAGCTTGTCTTGACGACATCGTTGTTTACATTACGGAACCATACGAACTCCCATATATCATTTGGGTTGTTAGGACAGTCATTTATCCTATCCATCTCGAAGAAGATATCGAGACCATCTTCACGTATAGTGTTATACTTAGAATAGAGAAGGCCATTCTTAAAGAGCATAAGCTTAGACTCTCTATTACCACTATTTACCATAGGTACTCTAAGAGTAGAACCATCATCTGGATCCATATAGATCATAGACTGCATTTCAGCTCCAGTCTTAGTATAGCTAAATGTAGGATGGATGATAGACTTCTCTATCTTATCAGGGTCGTATCCAATGATGTAGTCTGTAGCTTCATAGAGATCTCTGAAGTAGTCATTGTAATCTCTGTACTTAAAGTCGAACACTTCTTCCAGAAGACCAATGTTGTTGATGATGAGATCCATATTATCTCCATAGACAAACATCTCTGGAAGATTCTTACGGAGACACCATTCATCAAGAGCATCAGGATTGAAAGCTGCTACGAAGGCATCATCTATGACAGCACCGATAGTGTCTTTAACTATCTGAGTATCTGTAGAGAACATTTCGTCTGCTATCTCGTGAAGCTTAAGCTTAGTCTCATAGTTCGTATACCAGATGAACTCGTCTGTAGGAGTAGATCCTTCTTCCATGTTGTCGAAGTGCATGATATCCATATGAATCTGCCATACTGGATCCTGAGCAAGGTCATAGATACGATCTATGAAGAGTTTGATGTTTGATTCTAATGTCGCTACATAACGTTCATAATCTTGGTTAACAAGAGTCTTGTTCCAGAGTCTCATAACGTTATCTTGGTCATATACTACTTTCTTGTTGTAGAAAGCTCTGAAGTACATACTGTTGAGTGAAAGAGGTCTAAGCTCTTCACTGTTATAGTATCTCTCTACATAGTCTATAGTATCAGGATTCACCTTGACATTAACATGATTGAATGGATGCCATGTAAGATCTATGAGATCAGTATTATCGAACTGAGCGATGACACCTCTAGCACCAGTATTATCTTTACAATCCTTAGTGAAGAAGAATGAGAAGACATTAGACCTCTTGATCTTGTTCTCATAAGGAAGATTGCTTGTGGAGAACTTGTAATTGTAGTACAGAGGATTCATGGTTGTGTTAGACTTACGAAGGGCATCAAACTTGATATCAAAGTCTTCTACGTATATATCGTCATGTACTGGGTATATAGCGTAAAGAAGATAGTTGTAAGCTGACTGTCTCTGATTACTTGTACGATAGATGTGATCACTCCAAGTGTCATCAAATCCTTTCCAACAGAACAGATCATACTTACCTTCTATCATACTATCATTCCAGTTATTAGGTGTGAGATAGTATACAGGGAACGGGAATCCGACACATCTAATGTAAGGCTCATTAGACACTATATTCTTGAGATTGGTAGTTCTAACTACAAGAGTTACGTAAGTATCTCTTTTGTCTGAAGTAAATACTACGTTATGCCAAGCAAGTGGATGACCGTCTATGAAGAACAGGAAAGGGGCAATAATATCTCTTCTCCAAAGTTCCTCTTGTGTGCAAGGTATTCCAGTATCAATGATAGTACCAAGGGCAAGTGGTGTATCGCCATCTATTAGAAGGTCTTCTTCTTGAGCTGCCGTGGGAGCTATATCAACGAGGAAGTTATCATTGAGTTTAGAAGCCTTAATAGCTTTGTTGACATCGAAGTCGAATACGTTTGCCTTAAGACTATTGAGAGTATCAAGAGTACCCTCATCATTCTCATCTACTGGTGGTATTGCATAGCTGGATACTATATGAATAGTACCATTGATGAACTTCAGAGAGTGCCCTTCATGCATAGCTTCAAGATTCTCTGTGTTGTTCATATATGGATTGAAGTTAAGACGATAAGTGAATCTCTTAGTAGTCATAACTTCGCTACTAGCCACAAGGTCCTTATCATTCATGATATGGTCTTCTACTACAAATGTAGAAGCGTCTGGAACGAATGTACCACTATCCTCAGAGTTGACTCTCATGTGGAGTGTATCATCGTTTATTCTCGCTGATACTGGCTCCTGAATGTAGAAAGGAACCGCATTAGAGTTATGATAGTCGTTCCATGTTTCTGTGCATGTTCTAAGTCTCTCTATAGTGTGTCTATAGAGATTGTTATAATACGAGTCTACCTGCTGTATAGGCTGTTGATTGAACAGATGACTAGTACTACCGAGCTCTTCGTAGTTGTTTGTAGTATCTGAAGGGTAGTTATAGTCTTCGTATATAGCAGGAAGCCCGTTCAAGGGAATATCCCTTGAACGAGCAGACACGTCTCTTATGAAATTGCTCATACTAAAACACTGCCTTTCTCAATAACAGATTTTGTATATGATACGAGAACGTTGCCGATTACCTTTTCGATTGTCTTCTGGTTGTTCATGTAAGCACCAGTATATGCATCAGTCAGCATAGCTGAGAATGCAGGGAAGTACTCCATAGCAAACGGTGTGTTTGAACCATAGAGGAACATCCACTTGTCCACGATGTTATCTATCTTGAGGCTAGGAGCCTTTATAGATCTAGAGAGACAGTCAATGAAGAACTTGAGGTTGATGAAGTCATCTTCCTCGTCTATGCTAGCGATGATCATATCCTGTTCTCTTTCAGAGAGTCCGCAGATCTTACCAGCTACACGCTTCATATTTGTGTCAAAGTTTTTGCAGAGTATGTTTCTTACGAAGTAGATGCAGCAGAGATACTGACACTTACTCTTAGTTGACGGGATAGCAGATATCTTAGTGAGATAATCTACTACATGTGTCATAAGACTAGAGAAAGCATTCATAGCCTGCTCAACGATGGTTACAGTGAGAATCTTATCTTCTGCCTTGTGGTAGATAAGAGTTACCATAGCATTCAGAACGTCTGCTATGAGTATGTCGATGTTACGACACTTGAACTCATTGCTTTCACGGTCTCTATATACAATACCAGTAACGTCTATGAAGACCTTAAGGTCATTAGACTTGCTTCTGATATCCTTGCAGCAGAATACACGGAACTGAGTGTTGATAGGCTTTCCGTCTTTAGCAGAAAGAAGGATAACGTTCTTAGATGTAAGAACTTTAGTGAGTGCAGGAGAGAGCTGTCTCTTCTTGAACTCATACTTTACGTCGTCGAATGAGCTGTCCATTACAGGGATCTGCTCAGCGTTCATGATGAACTTAAAAATTTTCTCCTCATAGGGAAACTTGTTATATAAGTAGGTTGTACCATAGTTCTTAGGCATGTTAAGCCCTCCTTTACGAGATTTGATTATTATAAAGTTCGGTCAGTAGTGATCTAGTCCGTCCAGGTAACATAATGGTAAGGGTTGAAAGAGTTCATGTGTACTTCCTTTCTAAAAAAATAAATGGGACGGGCTAGAGCGTTATGCTCTAGCCTATCCTTCGCGTCGTTTTTAGTTATCCATATACATTGCTTCACAAGCATTGGAAGCTGTAGGGATCTCGTGTTCGTCTACGTCTACCTTGGATACTTTATCATACTCCATACTTGAAGGAAGCATGAAATCTTCCCAAACGATTCTATCGAGAAGAAGTAACTCTTCACAAGTAGGATCAGACTTATATCTTTCTTCAACCCAAAGTATAAGCTTTGCCCAGCTTATCGTATCACCAGGATTGAGAAGAAGATCGATGTCTACAATACTGAGTGTGTTAGCTGTATCGACGAATGTAGATGACCAAGAGTGTCTCATAGCATCATGCGGATTCTTGCAGATATCTTCTATCATCTTAAGGTATCTGAATATCCCCAAAGGCTCACTCTCTCCAGGATGATTATGAGCTATAAGAGACTCAATGGCTTTGATATAGTTATTAGAACCATGAGTATGTATAGAGTCAAATCTCTTGATTATTGATGAGAGGTATCCGCTACCGCCAGTGTGTCTTGTGATCTTTACTATATACTTTCTATCACCATCGAGACAAGGATTGTCTACTCTACAGTACACCTTAAAGTCTTCTGTTTCGATAGTGTATCTAGAGTATTCAGGGTCATCTTCAATACACTTTGAGTAAGCATGTTCACTGCAGCGATTGTAGTATGTACACTTATAGCTGTAGTGATCAGCACCACATTCTTTGAGATTCTCATATGCTATCTTGATGGGCTGAGCGACATAATCGTTCAGTTCCTTATCGAATCTCATTTCAGCTCTATAAAGTGCCCATATTGAGCTGTGATTTGTCAGGTAGAAGTATTCTTTAGCAGGCATACCATTCTGATCACCTTTTATGTAATAGATATTTACATCATAACATGCAATGTTTACAGCTCTCTCTATAGCGTTCTTCATCTCTTCATCATGTTTCATTATACTCCATGTAAGCTTCATAGCCTTTCCGCTAATAGCAAACTCATACTCATCATTGCCGTCTGCTAATGTCTTATAAGAAGCACTACCATTTTCATTAGTTGTTATATAGCCAATCTGTTTGCTATGATGAATAGCTTCAATCTTTCCATTCTTTTTGACGATAGTAGAACCAAAAGCATCGTCACCAGAATGAGAAACTTCTATATTCTTACCGAGCTTAAGGAACTTTAAACCAATAATCTCGTGGTTTTCAACCTCTGCGATGATACTGCGATCAACAGAGATTAACTGACGATTGACATCTTCGTATCTCGAAGGTACCACTTCTGATGATATCTCGGGGAGCAGTTTGAACTCTACATCTTTGAGGAAAGGATTGTTGTCATTGGTAAGAATGCACTTAAAGCGCTTACCATTACTAAAAGGAGATTCTGTGTAACAGTTTCTCTTTATCTTATATCCTTTGATTCTATTGGGATTTTTTAACTTCTTAGAGAACTTGCTGTGGTTGTCGGGAAGAATTGTTGTACCAGACATTCTTGTTTCAACAAGTCTTGTAGTCTTTCCTTCATGGTTTCTATCATAGAGGTTAAGTTCCTCTGTTTTGGAAAGAGGAGATGTTGACGTTGAATGTCTGATATTAAAGAGCGGCTCACACTTATACCAGAATGTCGATCTGTTAGGGTCAAGTGAGTCTATGCTGAATTCGAAGTTGTAGCTTTCATGATACTCCTTCATGTTAGGATCTAAGTCAACAGCGATGGTAGCATTAGCTGTTGTTCCGTCTGTGCGTCCTTCTATCTTAATTTCGATCATTGTAATTACCTCCGTTTATATTGAAGTCTTGAACGCGTTTATTATGTTCAGACTTATACCAAGAATCTGAGAGATGTATGTCTTCTTGAGACCATCTTTGAGCATCTCTCTCATAACTGTTAAATCCGTGCTCTTCTTATAACATTTGTCGAAGTCTCCAATGAGAACTCCTATGTAGTCATCAGTTTCTACCGATATACCTACATCTTTAACTTTGTGATGCTTTTCGAGAGTGATGGACCTTACGCTGATAACTGTGTCGGGGTCGATATCCATCACCGTGCAAGCAGCAAGACCACGTCCAAATATATCAGCCATCGTAGTCCCCTCCAAGTTTACGTTCGCATGCTTCTCTATGCTTCATCTCAGCAGACTCTTTAGTTATATTGAGTATCTGAGCGATCTCTTCATATGAGAAGTCATTGTATTCCATCGACCAGATCATATCAAGAATGTCGCCTTTGTCTATGGGCCATTCCTTTGCCCATCCCGTAAGGGTGTAGACGGCGTAAGTTCTCACGCCGTCTTTATTATAGTACTCAAGAATTGTACCTACAAGTGTAGGTCCATTGTTGCCAGGAATGTTTCTATAAAGGTTCTGAGTTCTAATGAGATCGTTGTGACCTATCTTCATGAACTTAAGAGCCTCATTAGTACGCTCAATCAAAGTTTCCATCAAAAGTCATCTCCTTCACCGTCTTCTTCTGGGAACAGCTTATCTACACGTTCAATCAATGCTTTAGCCTCTTCTTTAGGAAGTATGAATGAGTTGAAATCGATATTATTGAAGAGCTGTAAGTAACGTCTGAGTCTTTCGTCTTCATAGAAATACGATCCACTTTGACGAACCCAGCTATCAATCTTACAAGGATCCATCAAGTTGTCTATGATGTCGTTCATTCTGAAGTAGGTAAAGTTGAACTTCCCGTATGGTAAACTTGTAACAGGTATAACCATTGTTGAATGATCCATTGTTGTTTCTATAAGACTATTGAAGAATGTATAGATAGACTCTGGAACTGGAACAGTTATCCTGCTCTCGTTCTCGGTATCTATGTAAGCATCAACAGCGTCAAGATACTCATTGAAATCGATTTCACCTTCTATGACATCGCTTAAGAACTTAGCTATATCATGGTACTTGTTTATCATTGATTCTATATTGACCTTGAATAACGTTTTGTTTCTGTTATCATGATCAAGATAGATGATCTCTTTCGTGACAGTAGTATTGCCTATTCTGTTTGTGATCTTGACGTTCGACTTATCAGGACTAGTCTCTGTCATTGTTTCATATACGACCTCTTTAGCCCATACTGGTATAAACGTATCATAACAGTTCTTCACTTCAATATACTTACCATCAGCTTGTGTGTATGAGTACGCTATATAGATCGGCATAGCACATTTATTGTAGAATGAATTGTACTTCACTTCATTGTCATCGGTATACGTAATCTGATAGTAGCTACAAGAATTGTTCAGCGTTGATATCTTTCTGACAGAGAAGAGAGATCGCTTATTGAAGACATGATTCTTGATCTCCTCTGGAATGAATTCATTCATTGCCCTTTCATAGATCTTGTTTACAATGAACTCTTCATCCTTTGAAGCAAATGGATTGCACGAAGTGAATCCATCTTCTTTTACAAATCCAATGACACCATTCGTGCATACATCACTGTTGACAGATCGTTCAATGTTAGTGTATGAAAAGCGATTACCGATTGGATCGCTATAGTACTTTACCATGGTAGTAGATATGTTATACATAAATTTGTCTATGTCTAATGATACCCTATTACCACCGAAGTCTACAGCCCATATATTGCCTTCACGATTGTAATGTACATCTATGTGTATGTCATCCAAGTTAGCACTGATCTTGCCGATATCTCCATTTTCGTAGTATGATGCATATACTGAAGGAAGTGTAGTTACAGATTCAGAGACATACTTATTAGTATTACCCTTACTACGCTTATGATATGATACACCTGTATAACCCTCAGGTGTTCTGTACTCTCCTGCTTCTCCTGTTTCGTACATACTACGATCTATAGGTCTATTGAAGCAGTAGTCCTGTTTGGTTAGAGTTCTACCTCTAGTTAGATTGCAGTGTTCATGCTCTTCGAAGACATTTTCAAACTCGTTCTTAGTGAAGAACAACGTGAACTTATTCATCAAAGAGATATCTGTACTGTTATACTTTCTGATGTATGCCAGTCGACTTGATGGCTCTCCTGGTGTTGGTACATTGAAGAAGTAACTTATGAAACCATCTTTAGGGTCATCGACAGGGATTCTACCACCTCTTTCAAGATGCAGCGTTATGTCTTTACAGCCTTCTGACTTCACAGTAATGACTGTATGCATAGTGCTTAGATCTGAGTATCCATCGATCTCGAATGTTGTCTTTAAAGGTTTGTGCTGTTGTTCTGCCGTCATCCAAGGTGACGGTATTGTTAAACGTGGATTGTTCATAATTAGTCCTCCTCTTCAAGTTCGTCGCCTACACTAGCAGTCTCCAGCATAAGGCGAATGTTTGCTATTCTTCTATTGACGGGCTCTATGCTGCAACCCATCAGATGTGCTATTGCCCTCTGTGTGAAACCGTATGCATACAGAAGGAATATGATGTACTGGTTGTTGTTGAGTCTCATAGTCTTCTTTGACTTAGTAGACATGTTAACTACCTTGTCGTGTCTCTCGCCAACGATCCACTTCTTTATGTGTCCGTTGTCGCTCACGATGGCAGCATACTTCTCATCTGCTACCTGGAATACAATCATGATTCCCTTAGCTCCTTCTGAGGAGACTTCTGAGAGATCATGTACGTGTGTAATCTGACTAGGACGGATACCAAGTCTCTTAGCTGCCTTGTTTGCTTTAGTCATTATACTCATTCTTGCCATCGTTCTTTCTCCTTTCATACTTGTCGATGATTGCTTGTAATCTGTTGCTTAGATCAGATAACCGTAAGTGGGTACGGTCATATTTGATCTTGACAGCATCTTCTGGATCTAAATCTTTTATATCGGATACCTCTAATATCTGCTTGATTATCTTTATCCTATTTCCTATAGTAGACACAGAAGTGTTCAGTGCTTTAGCTATATCGTTTTGCTTATAGCCCATAACACCATAGAGAACCATTATGTTATAGATATTATAGGTGTCATAGGGATTTATATTATATCTTTCTTCTTCATATTCAACAACAAAGCCGTTATCGCATACGAAACAGTAATGTATGTCAAAGCACTCTGTATAATTTACCATAAGGCAGTTATCAAGATTGTAATGGTAGAATGCAGAATAGTTCGCCCTAACATTGAAAAGATCTATTACGCTCACTATGTTATAAGATTCGATAGAGAGTCTAGCAGTTGCGTTTGCGATTCTTTCGTATAACCTCATCGTTCTTTCTCCTTTCATCAGAACGGTGTTTGATTTAGAATCTCTCTATAGCGCCTCATGATCGCGCTACTGAGGATCATATAGTCGGAATACCTAACTCCATCGCCCGCTGAATCATAAACTTTGAAGTTAAGTCCCTTTACTGTGAATTGCATGCATGGGTCTCCATTGTCATTGAAGTTGATATCGAACCCCTCATTCTGGACCCAATCACATACGTTGGAAGCTACTCTGTCGACAATGTGATTATACTTCGTTACAAAGACAGCTTCTTTTCTTGTAATGTCTGTCTGGTTCGCTTTCTTGTAGTAAGTCATCTGCTCTTCGATGCCGCCCTTCTTCCAGGTGTGGCCCTTCACATTGACGAATTGAAGTAGTGTGAACCATTCATCATGATGCACTATCATACCGATGATAGCGCTGATAATTTCGCAGTTCTTTACTGGAGTGCCGCACTTAGTGAGCATGTAAGGAACTACGATTCCATTTCTCTTCTCACAAGTGTAAGTCTTATACCAACCAAAGACCCACTCTGTGAGAGTATGGATTGCGTACTCTGAGTCGGAGAAGATCAGATAGGCGTAAGTATGATCTTCAGAACTCTTGTACCTTTCAAATGCCTTCTCTATACCAAAGAGAATAGCTGACAACTCCGCTATGTTGTTCGTAGAGTTGCTATGGTATTTGGAAAAGATCTCTATCTTATCCAGATAAGGCTCGTTCTCTCCATCATTTCTGAGCAAGCCTATTACTGATGACGCTGATGATTGTCCGTCGTGTATACCGCCATCAGTAAAGATACACACGACGTCGTGTTTGGGATGATTACTCCCTTCATCGGCATATGAAATCATGCCTTGTTCCTCCTTTCATTAGAGATGCCCCAAGGACATATCCTTGGGACTCATCTCTATAATATATAATGTCATTCCTGTTTACCTAATACAGTATTGAAGTTATCAGAAGTAGTCTCATAATCCTTAGAAGCTTCCTCTACATCCTTACTAGTAATGAGGTTATGGTAAGCCTCAGCAGCATCGTCTGGACTAGTTAGACTGCATGTGGTAAGCATAAGCACTTCCCAGTCAGTCATTTCATTGGTCGGTTTTTCAAAGAAGCTTTTACTCTCAAGCCATGTCTTACATAAACGTACCTGAACAGCGATGTCGTCTGGTATTTCTCCTATACCAAGCTCTCCACAGAGTCTCTCCTTTATCACTGAATCAAGAGGCTGTGCTATAAGATTAAAGCTCTTCGGAGTTAGCGATTCAACCACTAACTCTCCATTCTCTCCCTTACTAGTTTTGCTAAGAGTAGCAGCCATACCAAAGGATACATCTCCTTCTTTACGTTTAGACTCATTGAGCTTATGTATAGCATCTCCAATCTTCTCAGCCATTTCGAGTATATCGTCATCTGACATTTTGTCGATAGCTGCTTTTCTTAGTTTCATCTGTTCATATTCGCTTTCATCAGTGAAGAAGACTGTAGCATCTATTACTCTAAGTATGAGATCCTTAGCCCACTCTACTTGTTTCTCCTTAGTGATGGCTGGTATCTTCTCTTGTGGTATCTTATCCTTATCGATACACTCTATCTTGTTCTTGTGCAACTCTGGAATCTTAAGATTCTCAAAAGGGTTATTATTCATAGTGAATCCTCCTTAGCGGTAGTATTGGACCAAGGGCAACCACCCTTGGTCCCTACTATGATGTCGCCGTTAGTGTAATAATTAACCCTTCTTCATTACACGGATTCCGTGGTTGAGAAGATTGCAGAGACCTGAGCAGTAACGCCTTGCTACGCCGAGTTCTCCAGTCTTAAGTGCATTGTTAAGAAGGCCCTTGTTTACTTCGTCGCACTCTGCAACTACTACAAGCTGAGCCTGTTCAAGTGAGTACTCCTCACAGAGTTTCTCATGAGCTTCGTGCTCTTCATCGATGTCGTTAGCTTCCATGAACTTATAGAGCATGTCATACTCCACCATGTAGCTCTCGTTACATTCACCGCACTCTCCACATTCACCACACTCATCCTTTATGATCGGAACCTGTGATGCAGGGAAAGATATGCTTCCTACTGTAGCCAGACCAGCCAGAGTGTCCTGGTAGTCCTGTGCTATCTGATCTCTCTCGATATCATCAAGAATCTTCTGATCTGCCTTAGAAGCTTCCTGAAGAATCATTGTGCTTAAGTTCATAATGTAACCTCCTTTGGGTTGTATAGTTTACTTATATGTTCAGCTCACTGAATCTAGGAGGGATTTATCAATCTCCTCTATAGAGTCTATGAGTCTAGACCTAGTTTTTGTTATAGTGTTCTCCACATAGTATCCACCATCGACACATTCTTTCACGGTGAGGTTCTTATGATTCCTCAAGATGTGTCGACACTGTTCCATCTTGTATGGATCTACTACTGGTACAGAGAGAGTTCTGTTACCAACTAGTTCATCTACTGCAGTTTCTATGGTAACACAAAGAGATGTGAACTTCTCTCCGAGTGAAGATATAGAAACTTGTTCAAGGACTGGGGAGTAGTCGAGTTGGTCTGGCGTTAGTATGTCAGACATCTCAGATACCAACCTAGCGAAGTAGTCTACTCTTACAGTCTTCTGAGACTTATACTTAGAGTAAGCTTCTCTTATGATTCGCTCTCCGTTAGTGCCCTTGTACTTGTATATAATACATTCCTTCTGAGCTAGGAGCTTCTTGGTGTTCTTCTTCTTAATCTTACCGTTATCATCCACTGTCAGACAACAATCTGAAGCTATATCGTTGCAGAGAGCATAGCCCTCATCACCACCTGCAAAGGTATGATAGTTCAACAGGTAAGGGTGTGGATTAACATCCGTAGCACCTGCAGGGGGAAGTGCCCCTCCAATCAGGCTTTCATGGATCCTAGAGATAGTATGTGGGTCTGGTTCCATGCTGATCTTTTTAAGCTCAGCGAATATACCGAGTAGCTGAACGAACTCGTTATTAGTAAGTCTAATATAACTATACTCGCCTTGATCAGTAATCATCTTTTCCTTAGCAATCTGTTTAGATCGGTACTCTGGCATCTCTCTGGTGTTCTTGTTGTCTCCACCATCCTTGATGTCAAATACAAGGTTATAGGGGAGATAAAGAGCGTCAGTGATCCAGACGTGTTCTTCACCATTATGTTCATATTTTAAAGTAGGACCAGGTGTTACGAGGTCTGAGGAATCTAAGCCAAGAACTTCATCACAGAACTCAAGGAACTTCTTCTCATAGTTTCCTACGTAAGTTTTGTATGTTCCGTCAGACCATCTATACTTACCAGAGATTGATCTATTAGCGAGCATCTTCTCTTGATGATCCATGTCATTGAGAAGAGTAGGCTTGTTGTAGACTTTCATCATGTTCTTTACAGCATTCTGTCTAGCTACAGCTTTACAGCGATCTGAACAGAAAGCATCATAGCGAACGATCTTCTCGTTCCACATAGTAGGAGCCTTACAGATTCTACAAACTCCACGAGCATCTCCTACAGGCTGTTTGTTGTTACATATATCGAACACTACATGATTAGCAGTGAATCCCTTATCGGGATTAAGCATATCAGAGTGTTCCTTCTCCATATGGGTTACAAGCTTGTCTCTATCAAGAGACTTAGAGCAGTATATACATCTATAGTGTCTACCCATCATGAGTCCTCCTTTCAGGGTTGTATAATTATAGTGATGTTCCAAGACAAAAAATAATCGGCCTGCTGGGGCTGCAGACCGATTACAAGGAGGCTGGGCACGATCTAGCGCTGGATCATGCCCATTCCAGCTGCATAGTGATATACACCCTGCAGCTCTGTGATTTTACTCTGCAGCTCTGTAATTCTTATCTGAACTTCAGGATCGCTAGCAGACAGAGTACCATTATTGATGCTCGTCGTGATGAATGTGAACTCATTCATCAGACTCTCGAGGCTAATAGGCTGTCCTGTCATCTGAGCCTCTCTTGTTGGCAGAGCTGGTGCTGCCTGTGGATTGTAACTATTGATCATAATGTGATCCTCCTTAGTATAGTATAGTACTCAAGAGTATCGAATCACCAACTCTCTTGTACACCTTTATAATATATAGTCCACCCTGCGTTTGAACCTGATTCTAAAGCGTGAACCATTCTATAATCAAACTTATAAGGAGGTACTACGATGAGTTCGTCAACTAATCATTTCGATATAAGTATACTTGATGTAGAGCGTTTCGTCAAAGTTAACGACTGTAAAGAGATCACCAACCCTGTCTTCTTTAACGGTCCAACACCAGCACCAGATGGACTTCTGTCTAACGAGATCTTCGGAATCACTAAAGCTGAGAGAGCTGGTATCTATGCATACATAGATCTTGGTGGATGGTTCCTCAATCCTCTAGTCTATAAAACACTCTGTACTCTTGATAAGAAAGTAGAAGCTATAGTACATGGCTCAGAGAACTTCTCTATCGATGCTAAGGGACAACTTGTTAAAGATCCTAATGGCTCTACTGGCCTAAACTGGTTCAAAGCAAACTATGATAAGATAGATTGGTCTGCTAAAGAGTCTAGTTCTAAAGATCGTGCTACCAAGATCAAGTTCCTTGAGAAGGTAAAGGGACAGATGTGGGTTAAGAAGTGTCCTGTAATCCCACCATACTATAGAGACGTTGATACTAAGCAAGCTAGTATAGGTGTAGGAGAGATCAACAAACTCTATAGCTCTCTCATCATTGCTACAAAGGCTCTTAAAGAGACCGCTGAGTATGGACTAAGTCTTGCAGACGCTACAAAGGGAAGAATACAGGCTACACTAAAACAGATCTACGATTGGTTTGGTGCTGGAACTGTAATCAATGGTGAAGAGACTAGCGGTAACCTTCCTGGAAAGATGGGTATCGTAAAGAAGGGTGTAATGTACAAGACAGTAGACTATAGTGTACGTCTTGTTATGTCTGCTGCTAACCTGAAGGTGGAGAACATTGAAGATCTCATGGTCGATATGGATCATGCTGCATGTCCTCTTGAGGCAGCTATAGTACTCTTCCAGCCATTCATCATCTACTATTGTCGTCGTTTCTTCGAGAACGAGTTCGGTGGTAAGACTATGTATCCTGTAGTGGATAAGAAAGGTGTAGAGACTGCTATTCCTATAGAAGACTATCAGATCATGTTCTCTGATACAGAGATAGTGAAACAGATAGAGAGATTCGTTCATGGTTATTCTAATCGTTTCCAGCCTATACCTATTCCTATAGACAAAACAGAACTCACAAAGACTATAAAAGAGAAGAAGCTCGATCTCGATGTCAACAAGATGTGTATCTTCTTCAAAGGAAGAAAAGTACCATCAGAGCATATCATGGATCAAAAAGACTATTCAGGTTATCCTCTCATAGAAAGGCCTATGACTTGGTGTGATCTCTTCTATCTTGCGGCATGTGAGATGACAGCAGATAAGATGTGTCTGATAACTAGATTCCCTATAGACAGATACCTCAACCAGTATCCATCTAAGATAAACATCAAGTCTACCAATGAGACTGAGCCTATCATGATGGATGGTAAAGTCTATAGATGGTGGCCTAAGATCAGAACAGAAGACCTTGGTAGAAACACTGCTGCTCTGTTTTCTCCTACTCTTACTATCTCTAACGGTAATATAGATGTAATGGGTATGGACTTCGATGGTGATACTGCTATCGTTAAGGGTATCTATACTC